ATTGACCGCCAGTATTCTTTCACGATTCTTTCTCTCTATGGATTTTGCTTTTGCTATATTCTTCCAATCAGCCAACCACATCACCGCCTTTCAAATGGAATCAAATATCCGTCCGGCAAGGCATTTATAATATTTCTCAATGCCCCATATCCTGTCTTTTGCATATTGACTAAAGCATTGCTTTGACAGGTATTCAGTTCGGATATGTTGGAATCAATGCCATTCATTATTTCACTTCTTAATTGCGGTGTAAGTGGTCTATAAAATGTGTCAGACATTCGCACCTCCATTTCTGTAATTTTCCAGTCTTTCAATCATGGTCTCTCTGCTAATATCTCCGCTCTCATGCCACTCTACCGCATGAAAAACATCGTTAAGATTCTCACTCAAAACCTCAATTCTGATACTTGCCGACCGGATATACTCAATCAACCGCTGTGTATCTCGTGCTATGTCCTCGTAACCGTACAACTGTAAGTGTTGCACCATAATTTCAAGGTTGGAGATACTTGACGGCTCCATTAGCTCATTGACATCCTTGTATCACAAATAACCAAAACTTCCACCACTCAAAATGGGCACTCCTTTCCATGCTGTAAAATCCATTCCTTGCCTGCTGCCGCATAGTCCACATTCGCTAATGGAGCAATCTTTTTTACCTCTGCGACACATTCACTGGGTTCTGCATTATCTCGGCTTAAATGGCACAATATGACGTTCTGCAGGGCATCTGATTTGTTCGCAATGACAAATTCCTTTACTGTTTCCAGTTCCATATGACCACGGTATACATGGTATTTCTTAGCATCGTTGGAATCCTCTGCAATGTACTTCTTCTGATAGTTACATGAAATAAGGATGTGGTTTACTTCATTGAACCGCCACTTAACAAATTCCGTGTCAGTTACATAAAGCAATTTTCCAATTTCCGGGTGAGTAATCAGAAATCCATAGCAAGGGCATTCTGAACCATCAGCGTTGGTATGTGTCCACTTACCATCCAGTGTTGACAAATCAAATGCCATTATTTTCCCACAAGTAAACCCTATTTCCATAGGTTCTAAACTCTCATATGGCTTGAACACTGGTATCCCCATGTGTTCAAGGTCTTGTACTGATAATGAGTGGTCTTTGTGCGCATGGGTGCATATCGCACCCACAACACACTTAATATTCCAGTTAAGACCACGTTTTATGTACATGATAGGAAGTCCTGCATCCAGCAAAAGCGTTTCACCGTTATCTGCCGTTAGAAGATAGCAGTTACCGGAAGAACCGGAGCCTAAACATTTTAGCTTCATGTTTCTACCTCAATTTCGTCATCTTTTGGAAACTGAAATATGCAGTTATTTACATATTCAACTTTTGATGGCTCATTGTTCATGGTTTGAACTATAATTCCACTATTTTTCAATTTTTCAAACTGTTTTACCACATCTTCAGTAATTTCAACATTTTGAAAAAGAATCGGCATACCAACGTATGCTTTTCTAAGCATTTCCATAGCTTTCTCTGCTTTTTCCTCTGTGGAATATTCAGCAATAACCATATCACCACAAAGTTGTTCTACACCTGTGAGGTTCTTATTCAGAAAGTAAATTTCACACCTAAATCTCTGAATAATCACCTGCTCATAAGGAATGTCTAATGTTCCATCCTGCGATATAACTCTCATGGTTTCCTCCTACTTAAAGCAATCCGGTGTCTCTGCGTTAGCAATGGTCTGTTCCGTGCTGTCAGTGGTGACTTCCTCAAACTCAACAGTGTTTGCATTATTCTGAATCTCCCTGTGAACCTGTTCCTGAATGGGTTCCATCGGATATTCCTTGAAGTCTCCATCTTCGATTTCTTCTTTTGTGTAAATACCCATTGTCAGTTCCGGGCAATTCAGACTAGAGAAGAACGATGCCGCTCTGTATCTGAGCATTAACTGTGGCATGGTTTTCCACTTACTTCCATTTTTCCCAAGCCATCCCTCGTCCTTTGCCATCTGCATATTGACTTCCATACCCTCAACTCTGCGACCGTTTTTCATAGTCCACGCTACGCATGAATAAGGCTTTCCATCTTTATCCTTTACCTCGTCATACTGCAACTCCATGTCAAACATTCTGCTTGCGTTAATAGAGGCAATCAAAAACTTACTGCTCCAACTAGGTCTTCCCTGTATCGGATAAAGGTTCTGCATAACCATCAGAGGGCTAATGTGCATTCTTTGTGCCTGTTCAATGGCAATCAAACAGTTAGACGGATTTTTCTGATATGTCTGCGGAACAATCGTTGAATCAGCCAGTGCCTTTGCCATCTGCATTGCCATAATAAAATTGTCGGATGTTCCAAAAATCCCAAGACTGTAATCTGTAACCTTATTCTTGCTTTCCTTTACCTCTGCCTTTTCCTGTGTCATTACTTCCTGCTTCTTTTCGTCTGCCATATTTCTACCTACCTTTCTACCTTTTTGATGCCGTTAATGTTAATGATGAATACCTGTGTTGTCTTGGGATTCTGAATAAGTGCAAGAGTACGTTTAGACATATAATCGTGTTTTTTAATTCTTAAAACTTTGTATTCATCATCTTTGCTTACATCTGACCCTCTTACAAAATTCTGTTCGTATCCTAAAAGACCACTCCATGTACCGTATAAGTTGTACTGCTTACCGGTATCTGTGACTTTTACGGTATCTCCCACGCAGATTTCGTCTTTCTTCTCCGGTTCTTTCTCCGGTTTGTAGTTTTCAAGGACAACGTACTCTCTGTGCCATAAACCAACATTTTCCTCAGATTTTTTGCAAATACATCCTGATGTCGTAACGCAATTTACTTTGAAAATATCTCCGTTTTTATAAGGAATCAAACAAGGCATCGCATAAACAACCTTGATGTACTCACCGACTTTAGCTTTTCTCTTAACCTCCCGGACACCGTTATCAGGCTTCGCATCTTCGCCCATCAGCCGATTAAAAGCCAACTTTGCACCAGTACGGAAATCAAATTCATCAGCCGGATTACATTTTGCTTCTGCTTTCTCGCCAGTGGATTTGTCCAACGCAACTACTTTGTTGTCATTGCGGTAGATGACGATGGTTTCATTCTGATTTTTAACTAAATCAAGCGCATCTTCTGCGTGATTCCATCCGTGCCCTTCTTTGGCGAATCCATTGCAATCATGACCGCCTACAAATTCGTCAAACTCAACCGAGCAGTAATTATCCGTCAATAGTTCTTTGACTGTTCCGCATTTCCCCACAGTTCTTCTGTTGAGTGTAACAATATCCTTTTTTACTTTTACTCTGTCTCCAACCTTAAATTTATGTTTTTCCATCTTACAATCCCCACTTTCTGTCAAAATCTTTCATTGACTTTGTAACCTTTGCATTAACCACGACAGCCGAAATCACCATGATTGCATAGACAACAAATGCTAAAATCTCCGGCAGTAGTACAAGCCACCATGACCAGCTAATCACTCCAAGTAACTTCAGAGCAATGAAAACGATCGTTAAAACCTCTGTAAATCCCATGCTATTCTTCCTCGCTTCCTAAATCTCATTGAATGCCTGCACAGCAAACAACTCATTAGCAGTTTCCTTGTAAACCTTGTCATCGACACGGACAACGTAAATTCCATTCTCAAAAGAAAGGCTCTTATCAAAAATTCCAACCTTGGGAATAAAAACTCTCTGCATCTTCAAAACATTAGATTTTCTCATATTATTTTTCCTCGCTTTCCGGCTCATTCATAAATCCACTTGCAACTCCCTGATGCACTGTCACATCAGCTTTGTAAATCTCCTTGATGCTTCTAGGCATCACATGATATGTCACATCTGTATCAGCAATCTTACCTTTGAATTTCAATGCTCCACGGTCTGAAAGTCCCAGGTACACACCCACGCAACACTTGTCATCAAAATTGAATATAACGGTGTCACCGGCATTAATTATTTCTCCGCTTGTTGTCAGAACAGAAATGACTGTCTCTTTCTTAATCTGCATTCTCCGCATCTCCTTTTTTTATCTCGTCACAAAATATCTTGGCAGAAATTTTCGCTCCAAAAAGAGCAAAAATCAAACTCATTCCGGGGTTCTTCGTAATTAAAGAATCAAACGGCTCTTCTGCCATTACTTTTGATGTTACCTTGCACATTTCATCAGCAGAAATCTCAACTTTTTTATCCATATCATAATCATTATTAGGCATTCTTCGCTTCCTCCACTCTCAAACTTGCATCATCACTTCTTCGGAACATAATCAACTGACTGTCAACATCAGGAATCTTCCAAGGGTCAAGGCTCTCGGTATCGTCAACCATGATAGGTAATTCCACACCGCACCGCTTCTGAAACGCATTGCAAATGTCAATCTCCGTCAGAATCCTTGCTCCGTGGTTCATGTTCCGGCTGTAAGGCTCTCCACGGTATGTAAAGTCACAACATTCCTCCGTGTCACCATTCACAAGAGGTCTGAACATCCGCACAGTGCAGAAAGAAAGATACTTGTTCACATCGGCTTCCAACAGTTCGTTCTTCTTCCGGCTGAATTTCTTTAACAGGTCAAGCTGTGCCTGCACATCCGTAATCTTCTGTGCAATGTTCTTGCGCTCCTGTTCCAGTTCTGTGATACGCTTATCCACACTCTCGTTAATGCTTACACTCGCCAAAGACTTATCAACCACAGAAATATCATTGCGGATCTGCTCTTCATCACCTTTTAACTGGATTCTGAGAAGATTCATGTCAGTGAATTTGTTCATGGAAGCTTCTTTCTCAGCAATCTGTGACTGGATAGCTTTGTATTCTTCTGTGTTGGAAATATCCACGCTTGCCGGAATGGAATTTAATGCATTATCGGCAATGGCAATCTCTTTTTCCAACCGCTCCACTTCATCCTCGGTCTTTTTCAGTTCCTCACGCTTATGCTCCAGTTCTGCCTGATCCGCTTTGATATGTTCAGCGCAGGAAGAACCCTCTTTAGTAATAAGTTCCAATTCATGTGCCTTATGCGTATCAAACTCCGTTCTTAACTGCTCTTTTTTCTCTTCCGGATATTCCTGTCCACAGTATGAGCAAATCAGAGAGTTTTCATCAAATTTAAGGCTTTTATTCAAATCCCAACTCTTCTTCAATTCCTGTCTCTTCTGCTCATACTGTGCGATACGCTTTTCCAGTTCCGTGATCTCTTCACGAATGGTATCTGCCTTAAGCAACTCTTTCTGATGCTCATTCTGAATCTGATTCAGTGTTGTGCGCTTATCTCTTCTGTCCGCATCCAGTTTTTCATTTGCTTTCTGCTGTAATGCGCTCAACTGACCTTTCAACTCAATGATTCCATCAGACAGCTTATCATAGGAAATCATGCTGTTCTGCGTATCTGTCTGCTGCTTAATGTTCTCTGAAAGCTTATCCAGTAAAGCTTTCTTTTTCAGTTCCAGATCCGCAAGGTCAATATCTACTCTCTGACGGCTTACCTCGTCAATTCGGCTTGGAATTTCATCTAACAAGTCCTGCAAGCCCTTGGTTCCATTTCTTCCCCTTGTGCCGTACAACTGCGTATTGCAACGCTTTTTCAGTTCATCAACAGTGCCATCCTGCAGAACAGTCCTTAATGCTTCAAACTCCGGAAACTGATTGCAAATGTCATCATTACTGTGCTGACCAAACATATCAGTAAGAATTGCTCTCTGATCCGTGCCACCTTTCAGCAGAAGTGTCATGGCATTGATGCAAAGTGAAAACTTTTCTTTTCCGCATACACTCTCTTCCAAAAACGCTTCAAAATCTGCTGCCTTTTTTGGAATATCATTCACATAGTAATCCGTGACATTTCCGGTAAACTCGCCTTTCTTATTGAAGTTCTGACGGCATACTTTTTTCAGAACCTTGTCTGTACCGTCAATCTCCACGGTAACTTCTGCGGTAATATCTCCGTCGATGTCATTGCCGTCCTTATCGTGCGGTCTGATTCCGGTGATCTCTCTGCCGTTCTCGTCACGGCATCCAAAAATATACTGAATTGCTCTTTTGATCGTGGACTTACCTGTTTCATTTACACCGGAAACCTCTGTCCGGTCGTATAAATCAGTGTCCACTACGTTAGAACCATAGAATTTGCAGAAATTCTGCAAAAAGGTGTGTTTAATCCTCATTTTTCCTATCCTCCCAAAGATATAAATACAGTGAATTAACAAACATATAGATTGAGACCGGCTTGTCTGTCTCATTGATCTCCTTGTATAGCTCTGTGCTTGGGTTCATCTTATCAACAACCCACTTGATCGCCCGGTACACGCTTTCCTTGGTTGTGCTGTGTTCCTCTCCGATAATCCGGTAGATTTCAGAAAGTCTTCTGTTCCGGTTCTCAAACATCAGCGTTTCAACCTCGATGATGTACTGGAATCCCGGCAAGTACTGTTTCAGCCCCAGTTCTACCAAGATTTTTCTTATCTTCCTTTCCATTTCCTCACTCCTCCGGCTTTCAGTCTTCTGTTACGTGGATCATGTTGTCCTCTTCGCTGATATACAAGATTCCTGCATCTAACAGTCTTGCAATCAGAATCTCATTCGCACGGACGATGGGGATAATCTGTCGCTTCTGCATAAAAATACTCCTTTCTTAACCATTTTTTCTTCCCGGTATTGCGGTTTACAATTCTGTAATAGAATGCTGTTTCACGGTCAACTTCCCATTCTTTCGGACTGTAAAATATCTTTCCGATGCACCCTTTGACGGTAAACCGCTTTTTGGCACTCATACGGTGTCCTCCGCAAGTTTTCCTTGATTCCACCATGAGAAATCACAAACGCTGTCCCTTGAAAAAGAAGTAGCACCATTAGTCCATGTAAATATTTCCCCACCTTCAAATTTTGCAAAATATCTAGGTTTCCAAGGGTCACTATCGGAATCTCTTACGTACACTTTCGTGTCCACAGGCACTTTCGACCAGTCAACAGGTGGTTCAACATATTCCTGCTCTGCCCATTCTTTGAACCTTTCCCTGCATCTGCTTTTATCACTCCATGCGCAATCGGAACAAAGTATTACATTGCAATCACATAACTTTCCTTCTTTGTCCACAGCTATCTCTATACTATCAAGTGCCATGTCAATAATCTGTTCCGCATACTTCTCTCTGTTCGTCATTTTCCATTCATCCTTTCCAGTTCTGCGCTCCTGGTTAATATCCAGTCTGCGTAATCACTTAATTCTGTCTTTGTAGCTGCGTTCTTCTCTCCGTGGTAAACTATGAGGACAATTCCTACATCACAGTACTTTTCAAATAATTCCGACAAGTAGTCGGCTCCCACATGGATATTGCCGTCCACAGAGTAGATGTCCGTCACTCCCAAACGTTCCATGCGGTCTTTATGCCATCTGTCAGAAATCTGCATCAGACCTTTGCAACCGCCACTTTCCACATCCGGTCTGCCGGAAGATTCTTTCTCGATTATTGCCATAAGCAGTTCCGGGCAGATGCCATATTCCTCACCGTACTTTACACACGATTCCTGCGCTTCCTCGGAGATGAAACTACCTTTCGGCTGTGCCGTGGATGTAAATGTGATGGAGAGTGCTATTATAATAGGAAGAAACAGCTTCAATGTTGTTCTCATATCACTACTTACCTTTCTGTTAAAATTCTTCCATCTTGGAAGACATACAGACTTTTTACTTTGAAAAATTCTGATTCTTCTAATTCCAAATCATTACAGTATAAATAGTGTGCTCCGGTTTTTTCATCGTTTTCTCCAAAAACATCATCTGTATAATACAAAACCATTGAAGAAAATTCTTTTATGTCATTTTCCGTAACAGGTCTGAGAAGAAGCTTTGATTCTTCCTCTTCATTTGCATGGTCAATGATTGCAATGTGTTGTCCATCTAAACAATCATCCCTTAAGTAAACAGCAACATTTCGTTCATTTCTTTCAAACCATACAACGACTTCTGCATCATCAGCGTTGGAATTTACATCCGAAACAGTAAGCCCTACCAAATCCCTTAAATCACTACCATGAAGTACTTTGTTGCCATATTTAAGTCCTCTATCATAATTTGCTTTTCTTACATTTTTACAGATTCCGCTATTCACTGAAATATCTCCTTTCATTTAAGCACTTCGCTTTGCTTCTATTTTTCTTCTGATTGCATCAACACCTTTTTGATATACAAGTGTTTTTATAGATATGTGTTCTTCTCCGTTCTTGGTGTATTTCTGCTCTATTACACGAAACCATCCGCAATCAATGTATTTCTGATATGGTACATTCCATCTATCCAGGATTGCATTATCACGAAGAAATTCAAATAGGTTGTTACGTCCTAATCCTTTGATTCCCAGTACCTTCGAAACCTCATTCATGGAAATTGCAGTCTTGCTGTCTGCAACTGCATCAAAGAAATCTGCTTTCGGTCGCATTTCTTCGATTTGCTTATCTTTCTGTGAAATAATGTTCTGTGCTACGATAAGTGCATTCGCTACAATCTGCTCTGGGGTCATATTCTCTTGGTTTGCTATGTACCCACCATTCTTCCTGATGGAAGGGATCACCTCGTCCATGACCCAGGATTCAAACTTCTCCGCCGCAGGCAATTTTGATCTCATAATGAGCCGGTATACATCACCCTCCGGTATAAAGAGGACATCTTGATTGCCACTTTTAGTGGGGATGTTCCATTTTAGAACCCCCTTGCAATGTGTCTGTACAGCCTTATGCGGTATTGCATATCCCAGTGCACTTGCAACGTCACTTCCAGCAAAATACGTCTTATTATTTTTTGTCACCGTCCGAATCTCTCCGAACTCTTCATTGTTAAATATCTGTAATTCTTCCATGTTTCTCCTTTCTAATTGATAAAATCAGTTACACTCATGCCTAATGCAGATGCTATTGCAGAGATTTTTTCCAACTTAGGTTGATAACCTGATTCTCCATCTGTCTCATAATGTTTTTTCCATTCACTAAGAGTAGATGTAAGTACGCCGCTCATTTGTGCAACTTTGTAATCAGTCAATCCTAATTCATCTCTGCGTTTTGCGTACTTTTCGTACATTTTCTCTCTCCTTTCTTCAAAAACATATTGACAGTAGCTTAGTTTTCTAATATAATCATAGCGTCGCCTAAGTTAATATAGAAAAATAATCTACTACCTTTTTGATTAGCTTATGTTTCTAAGCTATGTATGTACTTTAGCATAGTTTTTTAAGCGTGTCAATATGAGATAGCTTATTTTTCTAATTTATTTTTTAAGGAGAATAACTATGGACGGAAATGGATACGAAAGATATGCTAAAATAAGGGATATTTGTGGGTTTACAGACTACAGAGTATCTAAATTAGCAAAAATTAAAGGTGGTACTGCTCCGATTTCTAACTGGAAAAATGGTGTTTCTGTTATGAAAGAAAATAAAATGAAGTCTATAGCTGATGTGCTTGGTGTTAGTTTAGATTATTTAAAAGGTGATGCCAAAACAACACGCTGCCCTATTTGTGGATATAATGTAGATTTTCTCGATACCTTTGACAGAGAGCACCATAAAGAAATACATGAAAAATTTATAAAAATAAAAGAAATATATCCATTTTTTACTGGCTACACAGAGTCAGAAGAAAAAAGAAACAAAAACATAGATATTCTTAATTCTTCTGCTAGTGATATTGACCGGAAAATGGAAGCATACGAAAATTATTTGCAATCTTCATTTTCGTTAGAAATAATAAGCAGCTGTTATGACATATCAAATTTAGATTATGAAGAATTTTGCAAAGAAGAAGTAAGCTTATTAAATGCAGACAGTAATATCACAGAAGAACTTATAGACAAAATTGTTAGGAAATATGGAATAGATAAAAGTTATATGATATCTACCGATCATTTATTGATTAGGGCATCAAAGAATCCACGCATTTTAAGATTACTAAGTTTTGCAGAAAAGCTTCCACCGGAAACTCTTGATATGCTAATCGTCCAGGCAGAAGCTTTATACAATAACCGCAAGGGGTGATTATTCATCCCTTGTTTTTTCTTTCATAAGAAGATAAAACCATCTTAATTTATAAGATTCTTCAATAGAATTTATCATATCAATAATTTCTTTCTTGTACTCTTCTTTAGACATTCTCTTTCCATTAGTTTTAAAATTTTCTTCCATCGTAACCACACCCCTCTCCCCTTTAATTCTCCGCAGAATCTAAAGTAGCGATACATCACATTATAGAACATATGTTCTTAACAATCAATATATTTGACGCACGTTTTTTATTGTTGTAAAATATCAACAAAAGAGGACGGTGAAAACGCCAATAAACACCGCCCTCGCCAGAACTTGAAGTCCCTTGTTTCAAGGGATGTTACAAGTGTATCATGTGAAAGGGGGATAAAAAACATGATGAAAAAAGACCGAATCAAAGAAATATCGACACATCTATCAGTCAACCGTACTAATTATATGTTAAGTTTTCGTGGTAATCTCCACGAATTTCTTAATGAGCCGGACATGACGGTTTACAAGCTTGCAGATGAAGCTAATTTGCCTTATTCTACGCTTAATTCACTACTATACGGTAATTCTAACGACACAAAGCTATCGACCGCTGTTGCGCTTGCTAGAGCCTTTGGAATCAGCGTAGATGAAATGGTAGGCTGTGGTACTATGGAAGATAAGATGTTAGAATCTGTCAAGATATGCCGCAGTCTGCCGGAACACTCTCTGTACCTTATCCGTTACTTCATACGTCACCAAGATAAAATCTATTCCAGTATTGAAAAATCGCACAAGTATATTTCTGTCCTTAATCCACAACTTATGAATGGAATTATCGCAACCACAAACTCTGTGGAACCCATGTGCATAGACAATTTGCCGGAAGATATAAAATCCAAGGCTTATATCGGTATGAAAATTCCGTGCGACTACTATATGCCGTTTTATCTGCCTGGGGAAATTATTATCCTTTCCGCAGATCGTGAACCGCAAGACGGTGAACGATGTATTGTGACCAGTAATGGTGGGATACAAATTGCCGTAAAAACCCATATAATAGAATATGGCGTTAGAAAATGGAGATATGTTTCGCTCATGTCTCCGAACAGTATACTTCCGGAGCACATAATTGATGACATGATAGGATATGTGGTTGGTTTCGTAAATAATGACGGTGACTGGGGAATCAGATGAAGAGATTAAGAGCATGGCTTTTACACCATGCTCTTTTTGATGATTTATTTTTGCTTCTAATCTCCGCCCATTGGATATCACTACTTCTGTAAATGGCAAGTTAAGCACCGCAACTGAAGCCATTGTCCATGATAATATCACTGGCATATTTACATATACCAGAATCGGATATATATGTGTTGGATGCGGTACATTAACTGTCACAAATGATATAGGTGCATACTCCGCTATAGTTAGTAATCTACCACAAACGTATACAGGTAATCCTTATCCTGGTGCCTTTGTTGCGGAGGACAATACTTATAATGATTTTTATATCAATGGATCAACAATCGTAAACCGTAAGCCAGTATCAAAAGGGCATACGTTGAGGCTATCATGTATCTACATGTGCCAATAATTATTCAAACAATACATTCAATATCTATATTAAAAGTATTATTTTTACTTACGACAATAGTATTTTGCATATAATTTCCATTCCAGTTGATACCTATTTGATTATTTACATCATAGAAGTATATATTAATACCACTCCATCCTAAGTTATTAATTATATGTGTCCAAGCTGGAATATCTTCTTTTGTAGTTAACTTTGCAATGACACGTATTGTTCGGTTTGTTGAATAAACATAAACACTGCCATCAACATAATCTGTGTTTATTTCCGATGTAATATCACTTATATAAATATTGCCTAACTTGCTAGTTACATCACTAATTGCCCCCGTGACAGTGCCGTTTCCGATTGATGAAATATCAGTATTTCCTATTAGAGAAATTAATGTTTTGATGTTCTTTATCGCAAGGCTAACCTTGCCGATAATTCCGCTGAGTTTCTCACCTGTGGTCGGCTGTGCAAGTTCGGTTGGCTCGGTAAATGTTACGGTTGTGTTGGAAGCATCACCTGTCTTTTTGAGATAATCAGTCAAGTCAATGTTGGCTAATTTTTGGTCGGTAGTAATCTTGTCATAGTAATTAGTTAAATTGTCAACATCTTTGGTGATGTATCCAGCATCATTTTCTAATTCGCTGACTTTTGTAGGTATGCCTCCTGTTTGCTGTTTTGCCTGTTCCATATAATACTTTGCGTTATCGGTATCTTCTCCTTCTCTTGTTCCGGTTCCACCTATGGCATAAGATTCAGCCAATACAGATTTTGCATTTGCGGATTGCGCATAAGCAGATGCATTTGCGGATTCTACTCTAATATCTGCTAAATAATTAGGCTGTAGCATAGCATCTGTTACTGATCCTGTTTTGATTGAAAAAGAATAAGTCTTATTCTTTCCAGTACCATTCACGGATACAGCTATGGTTGCAGAATCTTCAAATGTCAACACCGGAATCATAGAACCAATATCAGCCGTAAACTGTGTTCCATCTTCTGTAGTCATGGTAATGATTCCGTCATCAGACATGGAAAATCCAACAGGTATTTTTTCAATATTAAGGTCAAAAATAATCTTTTCACCGTTGTATTTTGTAATAGTAATAACACCGGTTGTTTTATCCATAGTCCAATCAGAAATGTTTCCGTTTATTGCAGACTTGTCTACTTTTAAGGCATCCTGTAATATGATACGGTTGTCCAACGCATCAATAGCAGAATCCATCTGATTAAGATTGTATGCATCTAAATCCGTGTTTTCACTGGGGTAATCTTCCCAGTTAATTCTGGTATAAACCTTATTCAACACCATCTGCAGATACCTCGCTTTCCTCTTTCATAATCTGCATATCTGATAACTGTTTAGTCTCCGAATACACTTCATACAGTACAAGCCTTTTCACCTCGATAGGCAACGGTGTTTGATTTAATACTGTCACAAGGTTGCTTTTTAATTTCTTAATCTCAAAGTTTGCTGCCATATCAATTCTCCCTTACATAGATTTCTTTTCCTTGCTCTTCTGCATATGCATACAGATTTTTGCACAGTTCAGATACCTCATATCCGCTCTGTGCAACCACTGTATCCGACATGTCAATCAGTTGCTTCATAAACTCTTCAAAACCATCGCCATCTTCCGTGCTAAACAATGTGGCATTGATTTCCGTAAACGTGGAAATTCCAATGGTAAAAGCTATATATTGCTGAATTTCTTGCCTTTCTTCCATTACTTCTTTCATTGTTTTTCCAATAATCGTTTGAAGAATAAATATTTTTTTTACCATAATAAATCTCCTACGTCATAAGTGTGACAATTCCAGATGTTGCAGTGAGCAAACCTCCAAGTGATGAAACTCCTGTAATAAAATTAACATTATGTCCAGGATAATCAGCAACATTGGCTGTTTGTGTTACCAAAGATACATCTGATACGGTTCCATTTATATAATTTTTTGTGACACTTAATGTGGCACTTGTCAGTACTGTCTTACTGCCCAATATTTGAGAAGTTGTTGATATGTTTTTTACATATTGTGAATCATATGTTGCTCCATTTCCTACCACTAAAATTCCGCTTACACTTACCATTGAAGCATCAATAGTAAGATATTGTCCCAATCCTTTTATAGATCCTGTGCTTTGCAATAGTTCGTTATAAAATTTAATTTCACCTGATGATACTTCTGTGTAACTTCCGTCTTCCCCTATAGACTTAAAACTACCAGTCATTACTGCGTTTTTAGCTGTTATAGTTCCATCTGCTGATATGCTACAGTTATCTGCTTCCAATACAAAACGGTTTCCAGAAATACTTACCTGTCCACTTTCAACACTTAACTGAGAACTGACATCACCTTTTGATACTTTTAATTTGATTTGGTCTGCCTGCAAAGATATTGCCGCTGCCAATTCTACTTCTGTATCTGTTGCCCTTTTCGCTTCTGCTTCAATTTTTCCTGCATTTTGCGTAATTTTCGTATCCAATCCGCTCTCTACATCCTTGATCTCAGACCGGGTCTCTTCTACATTCCGTTCTAGTTCATTAGTCTTTCCACGGAGTTGAATTATACTTTTGTTAATTCCATTTACTTGTTCACTGTACTTTGGAGATTTTCCGCTTGCTGATATGGTGTCTTTCGGTTGTTGGATTCCTTTGTACGTTCTACTCAACACATAGCTTTCTATGATTTCTTTAGCCGTATATACATTGACTGCTTCTCCAAGGCTCAAACAAGGATTTCCTATTTTTTCACAGTTATAAGGTCTATATTTTACAACTTTAATAACCTCATACAGATTTCTTGCAACCGTTTCTAGGGCATCTGCCCCCATTCCATAAACAAGGAAATTATCTTGCAAAATATAACTGTTGTCGTTCTCGGTAATCTCTGTATCCGGGTAAACTGCACCAATATCATTTTCTGATTGTCTTATCTGCACTTTTGTAACTTTTTGGCAGACAAAATCTTCATATTTAACTGATTTGTATTTTCCACCAGTAACCTTTTCTTTTTCAGAACCTTTTCTAGGGTATAATCCTTTCTGTGGATATAATCCTTTATGTGGATATAAACCGGATATTATTTCTTTAAGGAAAACATATTCAAATTTTCCATCATGGTTAATATGGCCAAAACATCCATTTATCGAGCAGATTGCTTCCATGACCGTCTGGCCAGAAAGTTCGCTTGGTTTTATGGTTTCTGCCACTTCCATGTCATCATTAACTAACGTAGTCTCTACCTGTTCTATTCCAAAGTAAGCAAAAAAACTATTTCTGAATGCCTTAAGTGTAAGCGGAAAAGTTAAACTGTTGTACCACGATGCCACATTTGCTTCTCCTACATTATACAAGGCATCATAAGCCGTCACATTGCGGTAACGCTTATCATCTGTAGGCTTGTCAGAAACAACCCTGTATTTGCCGAAAATAAACGGTGCGTCAGCATGTCCATTAATCACAGCAGAAACATTTATCTGTTTCCCAATCATGCTTGTGAACACGTTGGAAATTTTGAATTTTAACTGTGATGCATTGCACTGTCCAAATGTAAGGTAATCATCATCACATAGGATTTCTTTTAATTCAAACTGTTCAAAATGGATTTCGCTGTTGGTGATTTTTACAGACTTGTCCTCTGTTTCAATCGTGATTTCCTTTTTGGATGCGCTTTTATCAAACAAATCCGCATAGGTATAGTTACTCATTCGCTACACCTCCGACAAATGAAAATTCTATCTGATTGTATTTAATCTCTCCGTCATAAGTTCCGTAGATTGTAGGCTTTATATCAGCCATATATCCATATTGTGTGACATATTGACCTAAAAATGGAATGTATGCCGTGATATTGCATCCCTGTTCCGTTGCATCAATAAAGTTTCTTCGTATCCCGGACAGTAACTCTTGCAAATCGTCATCCGTCAGCATCGCAGGTGTAGAAAAATCAACACTTAATGCTTTTAGCTCCACAGCATTTCTATGTACGTATCCATTTGCATCAGTCCACGGGTCTACATCTTGCATATTTACAGCTGGCTGATAACTTTCAGCGGCTATAAATCTTGACTGGTCAATAACGTAATCTCCAATTTTTAAAAGCCATCCTTGATATGCTGACATACGCTCACCGCCTTATTGCATAAAAATAGACAGCACCCATTCAGAGTGCTGTCTGTGTTAAAATACATATACATTCTTGTGTTTTTGGTTAAATTGCTCTTGACCGTATTGTCTTGCGGCAATTCCAATTTGATCGGTTGTTATTCCAAACTCTTTTTCAAGGATTCCTTGCAGTAGCTGATTATTCTGTTTCAGAAGTGCAATTTCCTGTTGTGCCGTGGAATTGATAGCATCTTTTATTCCAGTGATTTCAACTCCACCTGCAACCGCAGTTTTGCCACCTACAGTTCCTAGCATCTCCGGAACACCGTTCTCTCCCGCCATGAACATTGTGTATCGGCTTGGAACGTAACCACCTTTTTCAAATGTAGGTATTCTTCCGACACTAATGTGTTGTATATTATTCGGAACTGCGTCACCAATTTTAGGTATTAACCTTGCTGCAGACATCAAACCATTAATAAGGTCTATGGCATTGTTTATCATGGTTTCTATTCCACTTATTACAAGGTTCAAAGGAGCTATTGCAACATTAGCTGCTGTTTTAAATGCTGTTCTAAACGCCGTTGGAATGTTTTCAAGCAATTTATTCCATTTTGTTAGTCCAAACTGCTCTGAAATTTTTTTCCACCAACTTGAAAATCCTGTTTGGTTCCACCATGTTGTAAAAGAAGTCCATTTTTCAGAAAGTGATGACTCTATAGTTTGACCCATTCCTTGCCACTTTTCCTTTGTGAACCAAGGAGATACATTTTCATTAAACCAGTTTCCAACAAGTGGTGCTATATTGATAAGTGCAGATGACAAACCAAAAGTATCTGACATATCTACTTTTGTATTTTTTATTTTATCAATTAGCCAATCAATTTTATCTCCAAAATCATCAAGAGTGCTATGTTTTGGAAGCAACATTGTTCCTGTCAAGAATCTATACAAATCATTATCTGTTATATCTTTGTATAAATCATCCCACGCAGTTTTTAATGTGGTAAAATCAGTATTTTTTAATGTATCAAAAAAACCATTTTCACCAAACCACGTAAAATTGTCGTAGTACTCTGCGTCTTCTGGGAACAATGCTTTCCCTAAAGATTTTCCTACATTAAATCCAATCTCCCAAGTAACAGCAGCTATTGCAATTGTCGGAACTATTCCTATACTTGATCCTAGTACTTTGGCTGATAACTTGTCCGATATTTTTCCCCATATGATATCTCCAACACCAGTAAACTTTAAAAGACCTATTGCTGTGATAATCGTGGTTTCAATCGGTGCAGCATCAAAACTTCCTTTCCACAAATCGATAGCCGCATCTATGGCAGTCTCTATGAAGTTTCCGGCAGATGTAAACACAGCAGTCCAGTCAATACCAGCAAGAAACTGTCCTATGTTTTGCCCAATCTGATACCAATCTACAGATGCAATAGCATCGGACATCCAGTTAAATATTCCTGTGACAATACCGGATAAATCTTGTCCTGCTTCGAAGAAATCACCATTGAATAAATCTTTGAACAACTTTTTCACAGGTTCAAGAAGTTTTTCTATCTTATCCGCCCAGCCTAGAGCTGTATTCTGCATCTTGTCGAATGCTTCCTGCCATACTTTTTCGTACTCCGCAGTAGCATCCATGATTTCTTTGGTAAGGTCAATTCCTGCTCCACCAGCACCACTTCCGGAACCACTGGATTTTGGAGTTGAAATAACTTTCAGTTTGTCAAATTCACGTACTCCGCTCTTTGCATTTTTTGCACTTGTACCAACTTTATCCAGTGCATCTGCCGTGTCTTCCAACTCTTCATTGTACCCGGATACACCTTGACCGAATGACGAAAAGTCAATCTTGATTCCCAGTAAATTTGCCACACTGACAAGCAGTCTCTTAATCGCAATTACCACACCATTAATAACAGGAAGTACTTTCTGCAATACCGGAATAAACAACTGACCCAGTACCATGCCGGCTTCTTTTACGTTGTTGGTAAACTGACGAATCATGTTACTTGGAGAATTAATTGTATTCGCCAAGTCTCCCCATGATACTTTGGACTGGTCTAAGATTGCCAGTAGACGCAACTGCTGTTTCTCTGCCTGTGACATTTCAGATACAGCCTTTTCAATGCCGTATCTGTAAGCATAAGTCTGCAGTGTGGCATTCGTGATATCAATACCATACTTATACAGTGCTCTTGACTGACCAATCAAACCGGACTGTAAGTTTGTTGCAACTGTACTGTAATCCACGTTAAACAGAGAGGAAATATCCCCGGCAAGCATTGTCATGGACTTTGAAATTGCCGTAGTAACTTCTCCGGTCTGCCCTAAAGAGTTGGTAATAGATGCAAGTTGTGAAGCGTACTGCGTAATCTCCTGTAAATTCAGTCCCAGGTTCTTCATTCCGCTTTCAGAAATCAATCCACCATCTACATCTACTTTCAGACCGGACATTTTACCAAGCAGTTCATTTACACGGCTTCCAAAACTCTGCGCATAATCCTCTGCGTTGTCGTAACCGAATTTTTCAAAATCCTTGCCCCATTCCTTGCCTACTTTGTTAAATGCTACCGTGTAGTAGTTAAATGCTTCGATATAGTCCGTAGTTCCCTCTATGGACTTCCACAGACTTTTAATTCCACGGATCACAAGGAAATATGTTGCGTAGAATCTGCCGAAAGCCGCTGCAAGACTGAATGTGCTCTTCATGGCTCTTTTTGCGCTTGCCGTATAGGTGTTCAGATTCCGTCCTAAAGAGTTTGCGGCTCTGCCGGATGCCGCACCGGTAGATGCCAGTCCTGCCAGTGCATTTGTCATGCGGATAATGTTCTCACTGACATTCGGAGCGGTTGAAAGAGTTGTAAATAACTGCTTCAAATTCTTTGCCAGCAAAGGAATGTTCGTTATTGCTCTGCCGGATGCTACACCGCCAAGTTTTGAGATAGAAGATGCAATGCTTGCAATATCCCCTATTCCATCTACTTTTGTTCCTGCCATGTCAGCAGAAAAAGTCTTTAATGCAGAAGAAATTCTGCTTAATCCGCTTGTATCTATTTTCCCCATTCTGTTAATGGAATTTGTCAATGTGGAGATATTCTTAATACCGCTCGTATTCATGGAATTTGCGGCATTTGCGATACTCTGTATGCTGTTGGAAATGTTTGTCAGTTTAGATGTATCAATAGACAAGCTTTTCTGAAAATTCGTAAGGCTGTTTGCAAGTTTATTCAGTGCGTTACTTGCGTTATTCGCATCCGCTTTTATTTTAATCTGCAAAGAATCAATATCTGCCATACCGCACCGCCTTTACACATAAAAAGAACGGTAAGCTGTGACACCTACCGTTCCTAAAATCATTTCTTGAGATATTCTCTCGTAACCGCACCGCACTTGCAATCAACCGTGATTCCGACTTTCTTTTGGAATACTCCGATTGCCGTTGCTGTGTCTTTTCCTAAAATTCCGTCAATGTTGCTCTTTCCCTTTGCATTCACCGCAGATAAGCAACCATGATGAATAAGTGCAAATTGCAACCACCGCACATCATCACCTCTCATGCAAGGAACTGTTTTCTTCAACAGTCTTGTCGGTTCTGCGTAAGGGTTGCTGTACGCTTCCGTAGTGCCCTGTACGGCTTCTAATTCCTTGTACCATACATTCATGTCCACGTTTCCTACAATGCCGCCTACACGACCTTTAGAAGTATACTGCCAGCCTACCATGTTCGGTACTTGCGGTTGATACTTCACATCACACTTGCCGTTATTCTTGCCGTACCGTGCGATCCACATAGGATAACTCACACCGCCATAAGGCTTAATGTATGTCTTGTAAAAGCTTTCACCAGTGTATACACCAAATGGCAATCCTGCGTCTGTGATAACCTTGCCGTAAGCATTGATAATGGAAATAATATTTTTGCCAAGACCTTTCATAACGGCATCTTCAACATCAAGATATACTGTCACTTTTCTGCCATTAAGAATAGTAAGCACTCTTCTTGCATCAGATCGTGATTTTGCAACCGTTGTAATATATCCGTATTCATATACTCCGTGCACATGGACATTGTTCTCTTGGCAACCTTTCCAGTTCTCTTCAAACTTCTTGTCCGGGTTCAAATCCTTGCGGATAATTTTAAGAATTGCGAATTTTACTCCACTCTGCGATACCTTGTTCCAGTCAATCTTCCCTTGATAGGAAGATACATCAATTCCGATTAAACTCATGTTTATTTCTCCTTTTTTGGATGTGATAATTCAAAATTAGCCTGCATTGCCATAAGTCCTGCAAGAAATGCCTTTCTTTGTTTTTGCAATTCCTTTTCGTTACTAGCAGTTTCAAGACGCTCCATAATAGGCTTGTCGATATACTTCGATTGTGCTTTTCTCCCGTTTAAGCAATGGTCTACAGCAAAGATTAATGCAGATATTCCGTAATTTCCCCAACGTTGCCATGAGTTCCTATCTTCTTCCTCTTTTTTTAGTTTATATCCTTTGTAGCACCACTCTAATTTTTTAGGATTCAGATGTTTGAACTCTTCTATCGAGATCCCCATGGAAAAAGCAAATGGAAAATATTCTTCCCATATTATTTTGTGCCAGTCGATTTCTTCTTGTGATCCTGTGGCATCTTCGTTACCTTGCTGTCCTCTTTCTCCATTTCTTCCTTGGTCTGCGTCATCATTTCCGTCAGACCCGACAGTTCGAAAAAACCGTCTTCTTTCATACAGTCTGTCAGTTCTCCATACAGCTTCACAAAAGAAAGACCGTTTGCTTTCATGTATTCTTTCATTAAAGCATTGGATTCATCCGGTGTAATACCTTCATGGTTTTCGATAAGACCAGCATAAAAAGCCGTTTTGCATACATGAGGAAATTCTGCAAGCATATATCCGCTACCATCTACAATTTCTTCTGGTGTGGGATTCTGTACATTTTTTGCTTTTTTAGCTACATAGCCACCGGAAAGCATAAGAAACATCTTTTGAATCAAATCCTTGCACTCCACAGCACCGAATCCAAACTCTAAAGTATATTCAACATCATTAACTAAAATCTTCTTCATAAAAACATATCCTTTCCCCAACATTTTGTTGGAAAGGAGCCGCCCGAAGACGGCTCTCTTTTGCTTAAATCAATGTTTCGTCTACCGCTTCATCAAAGTCAGCCACGGCAGTGTTATTTGTTTCTGACTGACTTGCTATTCCCCCGTTGTTAGTTCAACGGTAGCGTCCAATCCCTTGTATTCCTCAATAGTAAGATTCATTTCAATCGTCAGAAGTTCATTCTGTCCGATTTCCGGCTGTGGAATCTGTTCAGGCGGCTGTGCAACAACGAAGAAAGATTTCTCTTCTCCTGGAATAACAGTTTCAAACCACATTCTTTTACCACCAGTAAGAGCCTTATAAGCTGTAATAAGTGCAGTCCATTCAGCCACTGTTTCTGATGTAAAGTTGACTGTGACTGCAAAAGAACCGCCAGTATCTGCACGACCTTTTACATATCTAGTGATTGCATCTTCCAGTGCGGAAGCATCAATCTGCTCCGGTTCAATGTTGATGCCACCGATAGCATTTATTCTTGTAAGTTGTTTAAAACTCGTAGGTTTTGTTCCGGCTGTTGTCTCTGTACCATATCCGAAAGTAATTCCTAAAGTAGAAATTCCGGCTGCTGCCATGATAAATACCTCCTTAATTTTGCATAAAAAAATAGAGCCGGTAGGCTCTGTCAATAGTTACAATGTATCGTCAGCACCAACAATTCGTCTGAACCGTGCTGTGCTTCTGTATGTTTTCTGTGAAGTATTGCTAAACTCCGGCATGGAAGTTATCTGAAATCGCAAACGTTTGAAAAGTCCGGCAACCGTAGCCATAATAGCTTCAGCTTCTTCTTGACTTTCGTTTGTTATCACATCTACCTGGTATGATGCTGTGATTCCATTAACAGAACGTGCTTCAAGGTCTTGTCCTGTCTCTGTAAACGGCATAGCATGAAAGTAAACTGTAGGAAATGTGGGTTCTGACAAATCCTTGCTTTTGTCCGTTACATACGCTTTAGGATGGCTCTGCGGTATTTTCATTTTCAAGTATGATGCAATCTTGACTTTGAAGTCTGATACCCATTGATATTCATTAACCGCCATTACCGAACACCTCCATTGCCACTTTCACTAAATCTTTTTCAAGTTCAATACCCGTCAAATACATAAATGGTCTGCTATCCATACCTTCGCACCAGTACACTTTTCCGTCATCGCCTTTGTAGAACCAACCATATTGACCGTTTGACAACTGAATAATGTTTGAACCACTTCCGTATTTCCACTGAACACCGTCCGGCAACGGATACGGATATTCTTTTTTGCCACCAATGCTACCAAGTGTACCAAATTCCACAAAAACAGCGGATTCATCATCAGCAACGACCGCCCAGATTCCACCGCCTTTTATGTTCCCTATATGCTCTGCATGAATGCTTCGCATTAAATCACCAGTGAAGATAGCATCTAAACTTGTGACCTCTATCCTAGCCACTTCTACGCCCTTTTCTGCCAACTTTTCAGCCAGTAGCCTACATTTATAGGTCAAGCTGTTTTCGTAGTCTCTAAGAGCCTTAATAGCGTTCTGTATGGACTTGTCACTGAATAGATTTAGTTCAATCGTCTTTCCCATATTACTTTACCGTTTTTTGAAGCAAAAACAGATCAACGGTAAGTCCTTCATCAGCTACACCTTTTACAACGTAGTCTGCCGTCTTATCATCAACCAGTCCATCACTATCTCGCCCCACATCAGATTTCTTCCAAACAATATCTCCTGCCTTAATCGGCAAATATCCCTTATCGGTCACAATCTGACAATAGGAACTCGAATCGTCAATACCAAATTCCTTTACCAGTACTTCCGACAGTTTGTTGCTGATATTGGCAGAAAAAGAAACAGGGTCAGAAAATCCGATAGATTCTCTCAAAACTACTGGAATCTTTTCACCGTCAACCTCAATGTACTTGATGTTTCCATTTTCGTCACGGTCGTAGATTGTGACTTTCTCACCCTGTTTGGAATACTTCATTTTTTGCTTATTTGCTTCAAGCATCTTTCTTCACCTGTTTGTAAATCTGATTTACCCCAGTACTTGCCAAACCAGAAACAATGCCGACCGCAATAGCATTCAACACATCATTCGCCGGAAAGTCGGGAATCACATACATTCCTACCACTCCGAGAATGCCACCAACAATGCCAACAACAACCGGAATGTAATTATCCTTAATAACCGGAATAAGCTTCGCTCCAATACCGGCAAGATAGCAGATAACTACGATTGCAACGCAAGTTCCTACTTGTGAAAAATCCATTATTCTTTACCTCCATTTTTCAATCTGATTTCTTTGATTTCCTCGTACATTTTGGTAGCCATTCCATTTCCACCTAACGCATGATACGCATTGTACATCTCTACAAAATTCTCATACGCATAACTGGGAATTTCTCCCAATTTCATGTACTTATCGTGATACTCAATAAGTTGAACACGCAAAAGAAGCATTGTTCCCTTACTGTTTGCATCTCTGTCCTTTTTTTGTTGTTTAAGGAGCCAGACAATATATCCTAATAAAATAGGCAATACAATAGTGTATGTCTGTAATAAAAAATCTTTCATTTCATATCTCCTGTTACTTATTGTTGGCACACCGCCCACCACCCTTAAAGTGTGCCGCCTGCAATCATATTGCTGGTGTCAGCAATATGGTCACGCACAATCTTCTTTTACAGCACTTTGGCAAATGGGAACACACCTACGAACAGACTGTCACGGTCTCTCCATGTTCTCGACACACCGTTTTCAGAGTAATTTGCCATGAAGTTTTCTCCAGCCTGTGAATGGTCATACACAACCACGTTCACAATCACGTTCTCAAACCGCTTCAAATCCTCTTCAATCTTTTCATCCGTGTAGCTGTCCGGGTACATTCTCTTTGCCACAATGTCAGCTTTCGCTTGACTGATAAGTTGCTCAATCAGAGGGTTATCTTCAAGGTCATCAAACACGACCTCGGAGCTTTCAGAATCAATATGAAATTGTTTCAGACGAATTTTTACTTGCTCCAAAGTCGTATATTCTGCCATGTGTTACCTCTTATTCATCCTTCGCAGTTACCGTAGTAATACCTGCCTTTACTGCTCTGTAATTAGGATCACACTCGATAATCATAATTTCCTTGCCGGTTGTTGCTTCAATTTCAGAAGTGCCATCCCAAGTAGCATACGTCTTTACATTTCCAAGATAAGAAGGTAATTTACAATCATCCGCTACCTTGTATTTGTAAGAATTGTCGCCGCTTTTTGCAGGAGAAACGCTTACTTTCGTGTATCCATTAGTTGTTTGGCTTGCAGTGCTGTTCACTACCAATGTATCCAAACCGCTTTCTCCTTCGGTTAAAGTACCGATTACGATTCCATAAGGGTTAGGAATTACAGGAATAAACACGCCACTAGCCTTAGTCCACTCAGCAACCGGATCAGGAGTTGCCCACTGGGAAATAGTAATGAATTGCTTTTTGGACAGGCTTGTAAATGCACTTGCTTTTTCTTCTTCCGGAGTTACACCCCAAAGTCCAGTACCAATCTTTCCGTTTCCAGTAGATACATAAAGAGTAAATACATTATCCGGTAAAAATCTCTTGGGAGTTCTTGTTGTATTTTCCTTGTTGGCAATTCCGTACATATCATCATCAATTACCATGTTCAGACCATACAGGCTAAGTAACAGATTTGAAACTTCTGCCTGAGTAATTGCCATTCCAACAAAATTTACACCCTTAATAGCTTTCATAATGCCTTCGTTCTTAAGCATATAAGAGCGCACTTTGGTAGAAGTTAATGCGGTATTTACAACATATCCTTTATCAAGAGCCATTTGCACCATATCCGCAACATCACCAAGAATGTCATGTGTAGGGTCTTCCCAACCTTTGAGTGTCTTAAACTTGTTGACCTGGAAGTTAATAGCAAAATTAAGACCGTTTTCGTTAATGGTCATCTTACCGGTAGACATAACTTCCATTTTTGCAATTTCAGTTCTTGTCTTTACAGAATCGGAAAGTCTTCCCATATCATCATACACATAATCAATGAGATTGCTTTCTCTTACTCCATGATTAAGAAGCTGGCGAAGTCTTTCAGACTGATTGATTTTCTCCTTAATAAGCAGTTTCTCAACATTAACTTTCTCGAATCCCGGTCTAACACCAATAGCAGCTTCGGTATCAAACGCATGAACCATAGCTGCGGTAGGTAAATCCATACCTTCGGAAAGCCTTTCGTATTCTGCTTCAAGGTTCTCGGTCTTGATATCAGGGAAAAGACGGTCACCTACATAATTTCTTGCGATAGAATAGTTTTGGGAAAAATCCAATCTATCCTTGTCTGTAATCATTGTTAATACACTAGGCATACTGTTCTTACCTCCGTAATTTAATCAAAGTAAATGCCGCTTGCTTTAAGTGCGGTTTCGGCATTGGTATCTACTGCAACAGGCAAATTTGCCTTAATAACACGGCCCGCAATAATTACAGAAATAGGCTTCTTTTCGTCATCTGTAATATCAACATCTTCAAAGACAATTCCCTTTGCAGAAGCGTCATTTGTGGGAACCACAGTTCCTGCCTTGATAATCTTATTATCATCTACCTGTGTTGCCATTGTCTGTGTTCCCTCAAAGGTTTTTAACACAAGCCCGACTTCACTTGCTAAAATGTTTACACCAGAAGTGTAAGTAGTGGTTTTCATGTAAGCCATAACGTTTATACCTCCTTGCTTACTGTTCGATTACATAGCGCTGATTATATTTCTTTGCCATTTCAGCACCTTTACTTTCAGTTCCATCACCACCGCCAGCACTACCACCGCCCGGATTTGTGGTTCCGTTTGCGATTTCCTGCTCTTTAGCCTGTGCCGCAGCGGTCTCTTTATCAGAGATAATTTTTCCGAGTACTTCGTAGTCAAAACTGCCGTCATCTTTGATAACCTGTGATGCCTGTTCAGCAGAAATATTAAACTTGGATGCCGCATTGCTTCTCTGTGCCGCAATAGCCTGTGTCTTTTCAAGTTCTGCGATTTTTGCATTTGCAGTTTCCAAAGCTTTATTAGCTTTTTCAATTTCAGAAAGATTTCCGGCTTCAAGTTCATCAAGCTTTTTCTGTAACTCATCTGCACTATCAGCCTTAGCCTTGTATTGTCCTGCCTTTGTTTTTTCTCTTGCAACTTCCGAATTGTTCTGATTCAAAAGATTTGTAATCTGTTCGTCCGTAGCTTCGGGAAAAAGTTTTAATACGTCTTCTCTTGTCATAAATTACCTCCGTTAAACTCACGCTTTTGTTACCGCAGGTCGCTCCTGCTGAGTCTCTGCTATTTACCGCATAGCTGCAAATTTTATAAAATAAAAACAGCTACCTATTTCTAGGCAACTGTCTTATTTTGCATTTGTTTTACTATTTCCTGTGCTTTTGCCATCTGCTCTTCCATGTTGATAATGTCAGCGGTTTTCCACAGTGCATCAAGGTAAGGCTTGGAAAGGTTAAAAGTCTTTTCACAATCTCCCCAAAGTCCAACAGTTTTAATTGCAATAAGAGGATGAATACCACACTGCAGAAGTTGCTGTAATGTCTGCGACTTGGTATACATATTATCTTGTGGACTGTGGTTAATCTGCACATCAAAATCTCTAAGAGTGATTTTCAGATCCTCTTTCTTAATGCGTATAACATTCAGCGCAACCTTGGCCAGTCTCTTCTCTGCTGTCTTAACAACCGGATCCTTAAGCCTTGCTCTTGATTTTGAAAAATCCCATCCGTTTCTCAGCTCAACCGCACCCTGCGTATCACCGCCAGTGTTTCCTTGTTTGTTTGGTATTCCCAAAATTGAAAGTGCGCTGTCTGTTAAATCGTCTTTAGATACCTGTGTCTGCGTTTGGTCAAGTTCCTGTGACATTACATCAACATCAGACTTATTATCCTTGTTAATGGACTTTACAACCAATGCATGATTCATTTTCATTTTTTTAAACTGTTCTTCATCAACTTCACAGTTTACGAATTTGTACCATGCCTGTATAAACTGCTCTATGCCGTCCATTCTATTAGACTGCGTATTATTTATTGCATCCAGCAGGTCTATAACAAGTTCAATATCAGATAAGCGTTCATGGTTATTTGGAAATTCCACAATAGGAATGCCGCCAAAACCATGTAACTTCCATGAATCAGCAATAATGGAACTGTTCTTTACTTTGCATTCATGCGTTTCTGTGTAGCAAAGTTTATACCATTCTCCGTTTTCGTCCTTTAATTCTTGGACTGCTAAAATCGGTTCTTCGGAACTACGGTTGTAAATGACAAACGTGTTCAGAGGATTAGGTGCAACCACACGGATAGGCACATCTCCATTCACAATCTGAATAGCTTTGAATGATGTTCCGGTTGCCGACTGCCACTCACCAGCTTTTATGTCTTTCTCATGTTTATTTGCATCAGCTAAGTAATCATTCAGTTCATCTACTGCCTTATTTACAGCTTCATCATCTTTTCTGCTAACAAACTGAATAGGTTCTCCGTAAGTCTGACCGACCTTGAACTGTACCCACTCATAAGCATGATTCTCAACGATTTTGTTCGTTATATCCTCATTTGACAGCTTTGTCCGGTATAGTACTGGCTGGTCACCTTTGTAGTACTCCCACAAATATTTGATAACTGTCTTGTTGTAATAAAAAACACCTATGCAGTCTCCAATAACCTTTACAATGTTGTCTTCGGTTATCTGCTCCACATCCGTATATGCAATTTTTCTGCCGTGACAACCCTTTACAAGGTCTTGAAATTTCATAGTGTTCATATTTCCACCTACATAAATGTCATTCCGCTGCTCTGGTCTCTTTTGGGAAGTTTCTTGATCTCACGTTTTCCGGTCTCTGTATGGTAAACAACCATCTTATTGCAATTCCGGCACTTATATGTCTTGTCGATATGTGATTTTGAACTGCATTCACCGACCAACCGTCCGCATCCCGGACAGTACACTCTAATTTTTTGGTTAAAAATCATAAATACCTCTTTTCTGCGCACAAAAATACCGCCCACATAACGTAGACGGTATTCCCGGCTGTTTGCCTTTTAGGAGGATTAGAAAGCATCTTAAATATTTTCGTCAGTTTAACATTACCATTTTTTATATATGACATTCAATGACATTGTTCATTCAAATATTCTTCTCCGTATTTCTTTTCAAACTGTTTCAATGCAGTTCCGTGAAGTCTGACAACCTGTCTCCATGAATATTTCATTTCTGTTGCAATCACTTCAAAAGTTTTCTTTTCGATGTACCTTGCGAACAGAATATTGTATGTGTTTTCATCTTCCATGCTGTCTATCTGCTGTATAATTTTCTCTTTTTTATCGACAAGTTCGTCCACCATGCCATCTATTTTCCGTTCCATTTCATCAATTTTGGCATATTTTGTTCCGATTTTGTCAAAGTTTGGTGTAGTCTGCACTCTGTCACCGCTTTGCGGAGCAGATATGCTTACCACCATATCTTTGAGTTGTGCGATTTCCGTGAGTTTATTATTTATCATCCGATTAAGACGGCTTATCTGCCCTAAATATTCTTTGGTTGTCATATCAATACCTCCGTCCGAAAGAGAATGGGTTTTGAATTGCTTCTACTTTTGCAACCCTGTTTCCGTTTGTAATTCGCAATGCAAAGTTTGAAAATACATCAGGTACATCATCTAACTGTTTTTTTCCTGAAACAGAATACCTTTTCAGTAACGACATCATTACACCGTATGGTTCGTTAGGCTTATACAATGATGGATCTTTGAATATTACGTGTTGTAAAATCCAGTTAGAGCACTGAAAAATTCTTGCTTCTTTGTTTGTCTCGGTCGGTGTGTCTGTGATGTTGCATATCCATCCTTTACTCTCTACACGCTTATTTACTTCCATTGCCACACGGTCACCGCCGGCATTACGCTCAAATTCGCACTCTTGCACTTTATTATTGACGAGTACATTTGCCGCATTTTCATACTGCATTTCATAATCTGCTGTATTGTCGCACACACAATCAACGCAATAATAATCTTCTCCGTACTTTTGCAATACCGGAAGAACAAAAAAGTCAGTTCCTTTTCCTTTGGTATCGCATTGCCCGGTAATAATTTCCGGTTCTCCATGTGGAAGATTAAGATAACGTCTGATTTTTTCTTCTGGGAATAACAATCCCTCACGTTCAATAGGCTCCTGCTTGTAAAGACACCTATAAGAGATTTCATCCATAAGTAATTGTTGATCTTCAAAAAAAGCAACCGTAAATCCGGAAAATTCGTAGTCAAAATTGCTTAATCCTGTTTTTGGGTCAATATCAGGAACCGCAATTACTTTTACTCTCGGATTCCCTTCATACATATTTTGGATCCGACCGATTACATCGTTTACGCTCCACCTGGTAGCAATATGGATTTCTTTGCAATTCTTTCCGTCAGTATCTTGTGTCTTTCTTTGTCTTGCATCTACCGCATACTTGTCCCACAGTTTATCCAGAATTATAGGATTCATAGCTTCTTCAATTCCACCGATCATGTCATCTACAAACAAAAACTTTGATGCACGTACTTTACCAGCATTTTTACTTCCTACGGATGTGCACTGAACTGATGGAAATGGTTTATATTTGCCGATGTTAAACTGCTCCATTTTTGCGTTAGTACTGGTAACAGAAAGATTTGGGAAAATTTCATTCCAGGTGTACTCGTCAGAATTTGTACAAATATCGTAGACACCGTCATAGTACATACGTGTAATATCTCCGCTATGGGAGTAAAATAGGTTGAAATCTCTAGGGAACCATCCGGCAACTAACGCATTCAGCATTTTTTCCACCGTGGTTTTTCCCGCACCAGGGATAAGTGACACGCACAAAATGTCGTATCTATCATCAATCATTCCTTGAATAGCGTCCATTAATCCGATTTTCAGAAATTGCTTTCTGCGTGGCATATAAAACCGCTCTTTAGGCTCTCTTTTTTTCTCCAAATACCGATATGCGCTGTCAACAATCTTGTTTTGTGCTTCCAATAAAAGTACATCATACAATTTGTCCGTAAGTGCATAATGCGTTTTATTCGCAAATGAGTATTTTTCCAAATCCCATATGGAGCCGCCTGTCCTATCCATGCAAAAACGTTCTACAATGCCCTTGGAACGCTCTGTAAGTTGTAATCCGTACTGAATATCCTTTTCACTGTTAATTGCCACCTTACAGGCTTCTATGTACGCATCAATGACCTGTTCATCAATTCCCTTGCGCTGTATGTAATTGTCATAGCTGTTTACTGCCGATATAAGGCTCTGACTTGCCAATATAAAAGAGCCTCCTTTCCTTACATTTTGGAAATTTGGCTCTCTGCGTAGGCACTCTACGACTGGTGCTCTAGAAAATATTCTATTTGCTATGCTAAGCAGTCCAAAACACAACATAACACATATGGTTTGTGTCAAATGTTATACTAATAATTTGTTCTGCACTCTTTAATTCTTCCCAATCCTGGTCATTTTGCAGAATGGCTTGATTTATATCATTAAGGTTTTTGCAATATTGCCATTTCACCAACTTTGCTTGATTCATAAATTATTTCACCACAATTCTATTGATTTCCCCACATTTTGGGCATTTGATTTCAGCCTGTCCGTTGAATTTGCCTAAAAGGCGGTTGCATTTTCTACAACGATGTTCGGACAGTTTTACATAAAAACATTTTTTCAAAGCTTCCTCGTCTTCCTTTGTATCTGCCACGACAATCGGGTCTTCTCCCAGTGTTGTACATTCAATTTTTACATTTTCAATATTCCCGATGTTTTTAGGTGTGACCTGTCGAAACGCATCACGTTCTATGCTCTCAATTACTGCTGTCATACTCATTTTTTCATCCACCTACTTTCATATCAAGCATATATAATATTTCCTGTTCGGATACTTCTTTTGCTCCTTCTCTAACATGAAACAGTATTTCCATTAGTTGTTGATTATCTTTATCCGTCATTCTGTTTTTATCAATTGTTTCATCGATGCAGTAATATAAACAATGCCCATATCCACACCCTAAACGACTTCCATAAAATGATTTTCCAACAATATCATAATTTTCAGTTTTTAAAATATCGTGCTGATAATCTAAATCGCACCACTTTTTATTATCTTCCAGTTTCTTTTGAAGATATTTTAAGAAATCTACTACTCTTTCTTCTCTATCACTGATGTATAATATCGTGTCTTTCATTTTATTTCACAATCCTTCTGCTTTCTTCCATCACTTTACAGTTCCTTGCAAAATCTCTTTCAATAAAACTTTGCGGTATTCTTCCAAAATTTTCCAAAGCGTACTTATCTACCGCTTCTTTTGAAACATCTATACCAAAATTTCGTAATGATTCTGTTTGTGGTTGATAATCTTTCAATCCATTCATCCTCATATCCTCCGTAACCCATGCAGACGGAATCGAACCGCCAACACACATCCTATGCGGATGCCGCTCTGCCACTGGAGCTATACATGGGAATCGCACCGTAAAAACCTTTTATGGCTTGCGCTTGCCATAACCAAATGTGCACCGCCTACTTGTCACTGACTATCCACAATCTCACAGTCTTGTTTTTTTCTCTACTTCATAGGCTTGGTTTTCGCTAAACATATGTGGCTTACGTTTTAGCTAGGGAATAGTTGCCGTGGGAGTTGAACCCACCCGACCCAAACAATGTACGACTACTTTTGAATCTGCAAATTCTACTCGCAGAAGTGTTTTTCGTTGACCGATAATGAGCAACTACTATCCATACTTCTCCCATCGACCTGAACTATTGCAGTAGTGCCAGACTAAGTGGAGATAAAGATAAAGTTGGGATGATGGGGCTCGAACCCACAGCCTATGCCGTAGAAGGACACTGCTCTTTCCATTTGCGCTACATCCCAATGTGCGTTTCCATAAGCTGTATGCCTACATTTAAGGCGCTGACACAACGCAACACTTATGGCTATTTTTATTTTCGCAGGACATCCGCCAGTTACCTGCTAGTTGGGAGCTACCCAACCACCTACGCCAATTTTATGTCCGCAATGGCTGTGCGGGATTTTAATGTCTTTACTGACCATACCAGTTCTTTTTACAATGTCTCACTGGTGTACCCATTGATTGTTTTTTAAGTGGTCGCTCCACTCTTCCGACTCCGTGGGATGGGAACCGGAAAACCCTCACGAGCCTTGCGACGGCTCTTAACAGCATTCCGCTATGAGGTGAAAGGAGTCTTCCATGTAGATGGAATATTCGCAGATGGCAAAGACCAAAAGAAGAAAACATCTGTGAAACAGGACTACCAGGATTCGGACCTGGGAATGCAGCAGTCAAAGTGCTGTGCCTTACCGCTTGGCGATAGTCCTAAACTCCGGGAGAGAGACCATCTGCTCCCGGATTATTTTCGTGAAACATTTTATATTGCTTTATCTAAAAAATTTTCACGCCTGTGCACGGTACTTTGAAAAACTTGGTGTTGTCGAACGCATTATTCCATTTTTCGTTTCCCACACACAGGCTACATACACTCTTGATGCCTTGATTTCTCTGCCACATATCCAATGCCAAGGAACATTGCGAACGCAAATAAAATAACTCCGTCTGATGCTGTTTTCTGTTTTGGAACATACCATAAAGCAGATATTGCTAAAACTGTCAATACCAACGTTGTCATTATTTTTAAAATCATGAATCCAGTCATTTTTTCTTCGTCCTTCCTTCAATTTCATCGATCATTGCCATTACCAGTGCTTTAGCAAACTGGCTATTGTTATGCATTTTAATCAGCAGATTTCCTTGCCGGATAAGATATTTCCAGTCATCATCCGTTTTCGGATTAGCACACTCTTTATGTATTTTTCAAACCTCTGTGTAGATCTCTTTAATCTCCGGTGGCAATTCACATTTCTCCTTAACTGGCAAATCTTCTTTAGGCTCTTTATCAAGTCTGCTCTTTTGGTGCTTCATCTGACAGCTAACCATTTCTGTAACGTTCTCACGGTCTCTCTTGATTCCGTGACCTTGCAGAAACAACTCACATTGCAGGACTTCACCGCATTTTGAACATTCGTCTTTTATCTCTTTCCCAAATATCTGCATACACTTAATCTCTACCAGTGACTACCGCTCTTAAAAATACTCCGATGATGAACAGGATATACACCCATGCAGGAGCATGTAATTGAAACAGTATCCATGCTAAAACTATGTAAATGAAAATCATGTGGTACACCTCCTAAGGGTCTTTTTTATTTTTGAGGAAATTTGAGGGACTAAGTAGGGGCTGTGCGCTGGTCCTGTCAGACCCCCTCCCCCCCCCGGTGTGCTATGCGGCTTTTCAACTATGCGTTAAACTAATCTTTCACGCATTCTTTATTGACACGTCTTTAACTATCCCATATTTCCGCACGTTTCAGTGGTTGTTGCTAATCATTTGCATCTATATTGTCACTGTCATACACTCCGGAATCGGTCAACATTGATTTATTTTGTCCAAAATCTGTGTCTAATCGTGGAAGCTGGTCGGCTGTCCTGGTTATTTTGTGCACAATCTCTTGCTGTGTGGTCTGTTTCCTTCCGTGGTCGTTGTTTAATCGTTCCGTTGCTCCTAGAGCATTCCGCAGGTTAAAAGCAACAAGCTGATCACAATCTGCATCATCTAACCAATTTGCAAAAGCTTTTCTGACCTCGTCCATGCTCGATGTACTTGATTTAGTCCTCCATGCACTTAAAGCCTGTTTAGATATCCCTGTTAATATCTTAAATGTATCAGCTGTAGCAGTCATATCATAAGCATTTGCTAACTCTCTAAGATATAAATAAACCTCATACAGCAGATCTATATTGTACGCATTGTAGTTAGTTAGCATTTGGTTAATACTATTATCCACTACGTTTTGGGGTATATCTTTTAATACATTGCTAGGTCTTATATAATTATTATATATATATTGCATGGCTCCATTAAAAACCGGTTGCCGTTGTGATCTCATGTCATCGATGCCATAAGCCGCACAATAATCGTCAAAGTATTTACGGATATTTTTTTTTATCTCGTCAATGTTTGGAATCTCTCTGACGTCCTGCACCGCTCTACACCTCCTGAAAATCTGCAATAAAAAAATCACTACGCCTCACTTAATAGACCCATGTTTTTTTATCTCCTCCACAGATTAGGTAAAAAACATAAATTTACAAAAGTGATCAGCTAGTGACTTCCGATCGTTTCCGGTCTGTCGGCTCCGGTGGTCTTGGTTACAATCTAGGCGGCTGCATATCCAAAGGGGGGGGTTGGATTTGCACCGCTGTCACTCGCACCGTGTTAACGTCGGCTCCCTAACTGCTTTTATCATACCATAAGTGCTATTTATAAATCTACAACAACCTTTTACGCATTTGACGATTTGTTATTGTGGTATGTCTGCCGGTGATCTTGAGCAAATAAAAATCATGCGATTAAAAAATATCATCCGTGTAAATTTGACAAATGGGATTTTTAAACAGACAGACAGGTAATTTTTGCAGATGGGTACATGGTGGCAGATGGTTGGCTCTAGTATTTATATATACTTGGTTATACAATGTCTTTCTGCTCTTATTTATTTTTATTTTATCTAACCTTTATTTTATCTAATCTCCTTTTATTTAATCTGCGTCTACAAAATGTCTACAATTTGTCTACAAAATTTAGCACATTAAAACAACACAGTGAAAATAGATCAAGAAAAGCAGGCTGTTACACCTGCTTAATTTGCATATGCTTTTTTGGGCTGCCAATTATAACTATTTGTTTTTTTGCGGTAGTCCTCAAAATCTCTTGATGTCTTGCGAATCATTGCCGCTTTTACTGTGATCCGGTCAATTAAAGCCCTGTCACCGTATGCGGTTTTGTTGGTCAATAACTCATAATCTGTCATGCTCCCCAGTGCTTGGAGTGTTTCCGCTTGTACTGTTTCCAGTGCTTGGAGTTCTGCCCGGTTAAATTCTTTCAGCCGTTCGGATTCCACGTTTTCCAGTTGCTCCCGGTAGTACCGGAAGAACTGCCGGACATTTGACCGGATCCGGGCGGCTTTCTTTGCTGTGATCTGCTCTGGTGTTCCTTTCATGCTTTCTGCTCCTTTTCTCTTTGTATTCGTTCCATACCTTGCTTGTAAATTTCTTTCGCTTCTTTCCTCTTGCGTTCTACCCATTCAACATTACTTTCGTCTGGCCGCTGTCCGGGTAAGCCCGCCCATTTTGGAGGATGTTTAACGACTGGTGCAACTTCTCCGTGCTCTCTAGCGGCTCTTTCTGCCGCTGTTTTGGCTTGTAAAGCGTGTAACCGTTCATTTGCCTGCATGAGTGCGATTTTCTCGTCTATGGGGCTTTTAGAGCCTGTCACGGGTGTTTCTTTCGGTTGCTCTGTCACCGTCAGCAACTGTACTGGTTGCAATGCTGCGATCACGGCACCTATAACAAACTGGTTGACACTTACACAGTTCTTTTCTGCTTGCGCTTTGATCTGCGGTTCTAGGTCTTTCGGGAATCTAATCATTTGGTTAAATGTTTCCGCCATTTTAGCACCTCCTTTTCTTGTGATATCATTTATGTGATATCATTAGTTTTTTGTGATATCATTTGTGTGATATCATGACATCATTAGTGTGATATCACTTGTTTGATATCGTGATATCACTATAGCATTTTGTGCCTTATATGTCAATATGTTTTTGTGCCTTATTTTAATATTTTTTCGTCATGCTCCAGTTTTTCCGCAACAGCTAATTTTATAAAATCATTTACACTCTTATAACCTAATTTATTGATGCGGTCTTTTGTGCCAGTTGCAAAACGGCAATTCACCCGTTCAAATTTGTTGTCGTATTTGTAAATCGCTTTTCTTGTTGCATCTGTAGTTTTTCGCTCCATTGTTTGCACCTCCTTATATAAATGTATCTTTATTATATTTGTTTGTGCCTTATATGTCAATATTATTTTTTATCTACTATAATATAATCATGTTTTTTGTGCCTTATATATTTTGCACAACAAAAGAGCTTATTTTGTGCCTTATATTTGTATATTATTGCATCTTGCTTTTGTGCCTTATATCTGTTATAGTTATCTCAACAAATAAAAAAGCCGCCCGGCATCCTGCAAGACTTCCGAGCGGCACCCAAAAAGAAAGGCACCCAAATTATAACACGGGTGAAAAGGTAAAATCAATATGAGAAAGAATGAATTATTAGAAGCAATTGACAACATCAAGGCAAGAAGCGCATGGAATAAAGGTGTAAAGATCTATGCTTATGAGCTTGTAGAAGCTTTAGAAGTTGAAGAGATTCCGCAGGACAAAACAGAGTTAAAAAGCCTTTTACTGAATGGCGCCGCTGACTGGAAACAGTACAGTTGGGGCGGCTGCTCTCTGATTTATGATTGTGACATTTCCGAACGTCTCTGTTGCCCGTCTGAGTTAAAAAAGGTTTGTGGCGGCGAGAACAAACCAAACAGATCTGAGGAATGGTTAGACACACAGGCAAGAGCATTAAGCCATTCTTTTGATATAATTTATCATATTGTTAAATTTAGCAAGTAAGACAGGCTTACACCGGGGATCGTGTCCCCGGCTTGCTTTTACCCGGAAACGGGAAAAATTGAAAATATGGAGGAACGAGAAAATGAAAATTATAGAAATTTCGGCGATGCCTGACGGTACAGAAATACAACTAGAGGATTGGCACTATAAAAACACAAAAGATTATAAAGATTTATATGGTTATGTAATAGGTGTATATCCAGTTGCTAAAAATTCCGGTCGTTTGGGTTGGGTAAAATCTGGAGAAAAATTTAGAATATCAATCAGTTATAATAAATTTGCAAATTATACTGATGAAATGGTGTTGAGTGATTTTGAAGCGTTAAAAAATGGAGAAAAAACATTATCAGATTTAAAAGATCATTTTTTTAATAACTTTAAAGATCAATTTTATTTAGGAATTATAGATTTTGAACCTTGACAGCCGCCGCAGAGGATGCCCGCCGGATCACTACCGGCGGCGGTTTTATGGGTGGAATTTACCCAAAAATTAAAAAGAGGAGGTCACCAGGATGAAAGAAAAGAACCTTGAAAGACTTTACAATCTGTTAGAGCGTGCGGAGCGAGAGCACGACACGGAGACAGCCGCCGCCATTCGGTGGGCAATTTTTGAACTTGAAAACAGATAAAAGACGGCTTGCAACCGTCTTTTTGTCGTGTGTTGGGTGATATACTGCCGTTTGGCGGTCTGTTTTCGTTGCTTTTCTACCGGATCCGGTCCGTTCAAATCATGTCCACGGATATATTGACGGTTTGCGTTGTCTTGGTGTACAATCAAATATTACAAGGGGGATTTTGCAAAATGCGAAAAGTGGGAATCGGTCATGTATATGACATCATGGAGAGTGTATCGGATGCCGGGGAACGGCTGGAAATCGTTTTAAATGTGGAATCTGCCAGGGGTGGTCTGTCTCCGGAATCTGCGGAGCTGTTGCGGTCTGCGTATGGTTCCATGCTTTCGGCTGTTGGAGACCTTGCGAAAGCTGCGACACGGTGACCGGTTGACAGGTCCTAAACGTGCACCGCAAAAGTGAACAGGTGTTTTGTGCCTTTAATCAGTCTGAAAAAATCAGTGAAAAATTTTCTTTTAAAAAATTCTGAAAACGGATTTTTTAGCTTGAAAAGTGCTACCCCGGGGGTATTTTGAAAAAGGCATTATATTTTGATGAAAAATTTTTCTTTCAAAAACCTCTAAAAACGAGATTTTCGGATGGAAATTCGGAACCCGGGGGGATACAAAACGGTTTGCATTAATTTTTACGAAAAAAGTCTCAAAAAATGAGATTTTTAATAAAACCTAGAAGGGGGAAATATTATGAATTGCTACAAATGTGGTAAAGAAATGAGAGTTGTTCCGGAACAGGTGGCTACGGATGAGAAAGGATTGCCTGTATATCACAGAATAGGTTATTGTGATTCTTGTATGTCTAAATTTGATATTGACATTTTGGAAAAGCAAAAAAATCAGACAGTTCAGAACAATCAAAAGCCACCTAAGAAAAAGCAGAGCACATTAAGTACGTTGGCGGCTGTGTTTTCTATTTTGGCATTTACTATTCCGGTTGCTGTTATTCTTGCAATAATCGACATTGCTACTGGTGATAAAAAGAATAAATTGCATACTGGTTCGTGGTTTGCCATTATATGGTGTGTTCTTGCAGTCATAGTTTATAACATAGGTAACAAACCTGGTGACGATGTTACTATACCTATTGCAGAAGTAAAAGTTTCTGTAGAATCTACAGAGGAACAGGCACCGGAGCCTATCATAAATAAGTCAGATACTGTCATTTCTCCCGGTTACACATTTGATGCAGACGGTTTACAAGTCACAATCAATGACTTTGACCTTAACTTCACTGATTATGAGGATGAATACGGTTGGAATGCTCCTGCTGATGGAATGAAATACATAATGATTGATGTTTCCTATCAGAATAACAGCAAAGATGATAAGTATGTAAGTATCTATGATTTCCAGTGCTACGCAGACAATACAGATTGCGAACAGAATTACAGTGTTGTGGAAAACTCTTCGTTGAATGCGAATATTTCAAGTGGAAGAAATACCTCTTACAAAATTGCATTTGTAGTTCCACAGGATGCACAGAGTATTGAACTGGAATATGAAACAAGTATATGGACCGGTCATAAAGAAGTTATAAAATTACAATAGAATATAGGATTTTAAGGGCATTCTTCGGAATGTCCTTATTTTTGTGTAAAAAAAAATGTCCTCCACGACAAGGACACTCTTCTTTTAAAAATACATGTTTGATGCGCTTTTGCTGAAAAGTATTGCTACTGTTCAGCTGGTATAAATTATAGTTTGGTCACTGTTAATTATAGCATTTGTAAAAGCACTACGCAAGCATTCTCATGTAATTTTTGATAATTTTATCAGCCAGCGCAAACACATTTCTTCCATAAGTGGCTAGAAAGTCTGCGACAATCTCTTCTACCTCAATCGGCATGGTAAGGTTGTATGAAAATGCAAACGCATGGCACAACTCATGGCAGAGAACACGGTCAAAGAATGAGCCATTGATTCTGTTGGAAATATAAATGCACTGCGTATTTCTGTCTGTCATTCCAAACGTGTATGTGTTATCAGAACGCATTAGCATAGTGCTGTGTGGCTCTACAAGCCTTAAATTCCAGTCTATTCCATTTATCGTGAACAACTTACCACCTCCAACATAAAAGGGGCTAAATAAGCCCCTTAAGTGTTTTAACCGATTTTTGTTACCAGTGCAGACAGCTTGTTTCGCAGTACAGTCTTTTCTTCCGGTGTTGCATCGTTGATGATCTCCGTCATGTCGTTTGCAAGTTCGGTCATGTAGGTGTTCAGGTCACGGACTTTTGCTTCTTTGTCCTGCTGTGTATTCGCCTTATGCAGTTCCTTATTTTCCATGTAGGTTCTGCGGCTCATGCCACTCCTGCCCTCTCTTGCATCACGCATACCGGATGAAGAAGTTTCCGTGTAGTACATACGCCCCATGTCTCTGTCCATGTCACGGTGATACATTTCTGGGGTCATGTGGTAATAGGGTGGCTCTTCATAACCTCTGCGGTAGGTTCCACGACCTTTAGGTGCAAATCTGCCGTCAGCATAGCGGTAATGGTCATAAAAACGTTTACCACCGTCACCGTAACATTCAAACATTTCCATGACTTCGTCCGGGTCATATTCCTGCATAGTTTTGGTCAGTTCCCGGTAGTACATAGCTTCCGATAAGTCTTTCATCATGTCGATGACCTTTCCCATTTCGCAAGTGTCTACATGGTCGATACCCTTGTCAAACTGCGTTTTAGCGCATTCAGAAAGTTTTTCAATCATTTCATGCATTCTCTTAACATCCATGATTTTCACCTCCTACGCTTCACGAACGGCAATTAAATTACTGTTCTGTACCTCAATAGCCTGTGTGGAAGTGTTCTGAACCGCTACCGTACTGCAGCATCCACGATGGACATCAATGTAAGCCTGCGCAGAAACATTGAAGAAATTCTCTACTGCTGCCGGAGTTACAATCATTCTTGTGGACTGTAAAGGTTCTCCGTCTACTGCCAGCGCAAGGGAGATTTCCCCAACAGTTCCACCAGTGGGAATCTGAATGTTACCGGAATAACTTACAAGGAATCTCGCCCGGCACTGATTAGTTATACCTCTTAACTTCACGATTCCGGATCCCTCTCTGTGAGTGATACAACCACTTCCATTTACGGCAGTTTCGGTAAAAGCAACGTCCGCTCCTGCTGCCACAGTCTGTAATGCTACTGCTGTATATTCAGCCATAATAAATACCTCTCTTTCAAAATCAAAGGGGCAAACCATATAGTCTGCCCCATGTTGTCAGTAATTCTGCATAGCAGACATAACCTTAAGGTTAAGTTACTCGATATGCAGTTTTAGCATCCGCAGCCAGTGTTACATCCGCATCCGTAATATACATTAGGGTTGGGAACCTGGTATGCCGGGATGGGTGTAGGGTTCACAGCGTTGATGATCTGCTGTGCCTGTGCACTCATGGCAGTGGTCAGAAGAGCATTCTGACGATCCTGAGAAGCGGCTCTGCGCAGATCGTTGTTCTCTGCCTGCAGAGTAGCGATCTTATCCTGACATAAGTAGTCAAGGATTGCTCTTGTACCGGCATTCTGGCTGTCGATAATATCACGAGTGTTGTTATTCATGGTGTTCTGCAATGCGCAAGTATTCGTTGCCATATTGTAGTTTACACCCTGGATAGCTTCACGGGTATCGCAGCAGCACTGTGCTAACTGTGCTTGTAAAGCGTTAGCATTCTGCATTCCTGCTACGGTGTCTGCATTGATAGCCTGTTGGATGCCATAGCCAGTCTGTAAAATGTTGGTATTTACGCCATTAAATCCGGTAAGCATACCGTTGTTTACAGCGTAGAATCCGTCACACAGACCGTTGTTGATTCCGTCCAGTTTACCGATGATAGACTGGGTGTCGAACCCTCTTTGCAATGCAGAATCGGTGTAGTAACTGGAATTAGAGCCATTACCGCCCCATCCATTACCGCCCCAACCTCCAAAAGCGAAGAAAAGGACGAAAATAATAATCCACCATGCACCATCTTCACCCCATGCACCGTTGTTACCGTATCCGCCATTAGCTGGAATAACAGGCATGGTAAAGGGAGTATTGTTACTCTCAAACATAATTTTTACCTCCATATAAGATTTTTTATACTTAATCTTGCAAGAATTTAGTATCTACTTCATAGGAAATTGACGCTTGAATTTTTCAAATTCAGAATCAAAATCTACGCCACGTTCCTTAGCAATATTTCTGCCAAAATTTTCAACACCTGATATGTCACCTTTTTGCGCCATTCCCATTACATTTCTAATCATGGGGTTTTGCATCATCTGACTATTTCCCATAATCCCTTGAATTATTTGTTGTGGATTTCCCATCCCTTTGAGCATCTGCATAGGATTCATCATTTTCATTCTGCATCATCCTTTCTTTGCGATTGTGGAGTTTTCCTTTGCGTTTGCGAAGTTTTCAACTGTTCAATCTTTTGTTCCAGTTCATCGAAACGCTTCATAAATACCGCTGTGGCTTCGTCTGATAGGTCAAATTTCGCCTTTTCTGTGTCTGACGGTAAATTGTTAGGGTCTGCATCTAAAACAGGCTTGTAAAGCCTTGTATAGATTTTTCCATCTGCTCCCCAGGATTTAGCATAGATCTCCGACAGGTCCTGTTTTGGGAAAAATGCTGTGTTTCCATCCATAGGAACCTCATTCGGTGCTATGCACTCTTGCGCCGGTACAATACGACCGTACATCTGTACTGTGTTTTGCTGTGGCTGTTGCATAAATTGCTGTGGTTGGAATTGCTCCTGTTGTGGCATAAACTGTCCGTACATAGGTGTTCTATACTGCGGATTGAAATAGTTCGGATTCATAATCGGCTGCGGCATGGCTATTCTCCCTTTCTTCCATTGATTCTATCTGTTTCGCAATTTCAACTTCATCAAGTGTCTGATATGTCGGCTTGTTCATAAGTCCCAACGGACTGAAATTCATAAGCATTACCCGTTTCTCCTAAAACTTCCTCGATCACATGAACCATGATTGATTGATACTTAATCGGCACTTCCCTTGTACGTTCTTTGCTGAATATATGTTCCAGTGTTTCATCTGAAAATTTGAATTTTCCCATAAGGTCATCCCTCCTTATGCTTAAATTTTGGCATAAAAAAAGACGGTCTACCCGTCATGTATCCGTCAAATTTCATTCACTATAAAATTATTGGAATCTTTGCAAAAAACTCCTTTCGTTTTAGGCTTGACTACTATTTTGACTACTATTCGACTACCCGTTGCCCGGGAATGCCCATTTTATCAGCTTTTTCGAGTGGAAGCAAGGGGGCTCGAACCCCACTCTATTCCTCTTACTTTCCGCATATTTACTGGCTTTCTAGGTGTTTTTTGTTGATTACTTTTGACTACTTTCGCAAAAATAGTAGTCAAATCACCTTGCCTGTAAATCTGGTATACTACTCAAAATAGACGATTTCTTTTCAATGGTTTTCCTGTTCCTATGATAGTGTATTTCTGATGTCATAATATCTGTATGCCCCATCTGATCCATAACAAGTCTCTTATCCACATTGTTATCCATAAGAATAGTTCCATATGTCTTTCTTACTTTGTGCGGTGGCTTTGGATAAATTTTCAATTTCCTGCAAAGCCTTTTCTGCCTTTGTCTAACCGCCTGTGCGGTGATCCTAATATCATTTTTTGTAAAAATGTAATCTCCAAACGGATTCATGTGTTTTATTTTATCGCAAATCCATACATAATCACTTGGTATAATTGCTGTTCTGATTCCTGCCTTGGTTTTAGGATACTCTTTTACTTCAACAACATTGTTTCCGTTTTCATCTTTATACTTCGTCTCCGTTCTGCGAACGTTAAAAGTATTATCAGAAAAATCGGAATGCCTTAATGTTACAACTTCTCCGATACGTACGCCAGTTAAAAACATAAGCAATATCGCAACATTAGAAGTATCAAGGTGGCTGACAAGATACTTAATTATTACATCAGTTTCATATTCGTCGAATACTTCTTCATAGTCTTCTTTTATTACTTTTTTAAAATCACTATCAGATACGTCAAGATTATCAAACAGTTCTACGATATTAAAATCAATAAGTTTGCGTTTTTTCGCTCTTTTAAGAAATGTTCTTGTAATTCCTTTTAGACCGGAAAATGATTTAGGTGTCAACTCTTTATCGGCAATTTCTTCCTCTAAAAAATCCCCCCATTCATCTTCTGATATTGATTTTATTCTTCGCTTTCCCAACTCTCCATAGTGTCTGAGAAAATATCTCTCGTCTCTGTCGTATGTTGCTTTACATATCTTTTTAAGAGACAATCTCCGGTCTTCACATTCGTAAAACACTTCTGTAACTGTTGGATTTTGCTCTTTTTGGTAGTAAAACTCAATAACTTCTTCTTTGATATCTTCCTCGCTTTTCTTTTTTACAAGTCTCCTTCCTTTTTCTTCATCTGGCAAATAAGTTCTCCAGTATCCGTCTTTGCCTTTGTTGATTGCGTATTGGTGTTTCTTCAGATACTCCTCTTTCTTTTTCATTTCAATGCTTTTTTGCAAAGATTCCGTGTCAATCATACCATTGCTAACGGCATATTGCAATATTTCCATATCAGAAAGTTCCAAATCTATCACCTTCTAACCGCTTAAGTTTATTTTTTATAGACCTTACTCTTCTTTCTACAGTAGTTACAGAAATGGAATGTCTAAAGGATATTTCTTTTTGAGAAATTCCTTTAGACAAATCCCAAAACACTTTCTCTTCCTCTTCCGTGAAATTGGCGTTCCGGAAGATTTCTTCAAGTTCTGGCTTAGTCAGTTTTGACAACTTCATAAGCCAGTCTCCTTTTCTAAATTTCAGTTTTACTGTGTAATAATACACATTAAAATATTATTGCAATCGCTTACATCTCTCATATCTCTGTCCATAGCCACCATGAGCTATATAAAACGCCGGACAAGATTCTTTCAAACACCGTTCAAAGTTCGTTCTGGTCACATCTCCATTTCCCACAGCTGCTGCCGGGAATGTTTCTGTTACCGTTCTAAATGGACAAAACTTTATTTCTTCATCATTCATAAGCCACCTCCGATAAATAATCATCCAGCGCCTGCCGGATCACCCAGGAGATAGGTCTGTCCTGCTGCCGGCAGTAATCCATAAGTCTCTCATACTGCTCCGGATCCATGCTGATATCCTTCCGGATGTTCTTCTTACCTTCTTTCTTCGGTCTCGCCATTCCTATCTCCTTTCGTTACACAATTTTTGCGATATTTCAGTTTAACCGATTTGCAATTTTTCTTATGCTCTCGAGAACATGATCACATTCATACCATACAATCCAACTACAGTCTCCATCTTTTTCTGCATTCATAACCTGTGTAATAAGAGACATACTTGTTTCAGATAACCTCTCAGCAATGCTATCCCATTTCGCTGATTGAATCCATTTTGCAAATCTCGGTTGATAATACTTCACTTCTCCGTTATCTATACTCATGCCCTTCCTTCACTAAATCCTAAGTTACATACTTAATTTCTTACCTTATCCAAGTACTCCTTGCATTTCCAATACACTTCCGGATCAAATTCTTTCCGCTCATGCTCATATGCGCTGTAATCTGCCGAACTGCATCCGGCAATCTGTGCCATCTTAAACATGGACACTTTCGCATCTTTTCTGAGTGCTGCAATGTAGCCTGCATACATCCCTTTGTCTCCGTTGGCTAACTGTATTCTTGCCATTTCCTGAATATCTTTCGATGCAGATGCTTCCATTATTTGCTTTATTTCACATTCTTCGTTGTGGCAACCATAAAGGCAACCGTGGATTCCATTCTTGCCATCGAAAAAGCCAACCACATATTTTGTAGGTTCCTCACAGTCATTACATTTTGCATTTATAACCATAATTTTCACCACCTTTTAACTTACCGAACTACCGAATTTTCCTCGGTAGTTCGATTTCTCCCCCGTATTACCGGGGGATTTTAACTTGCTGGTAACTTGCTGAAACCCATATCCAGGTACCCGTATTGCCCGCGGTGATCCTTCTGCATCTGTCTCCAGTATCCCATCCGCAAGCATCCAGGTTATATGTTGGTGGACTGCACTACTGCTATGCAGCCCTACCTCGTTCCCAATCTCACGGAGCGTAGGAGGGTATCCATGCTCCGTGGTGTAAGATATAATTGCCTTTAGAATCTTATCTCTAATCTTTTTATTATGCTCTGTCATAGCCTGCCTCCTACGCAAACCGGAGTTGTCCGGTCTGCTCTGTCTTGATCTGCATATTAGGGGTACGCTCTGCAACGCACAACTCAGTCAGATTGGCTCTAACCAGTGCCGCTGGAATCGGTGGGCATACTGCGTTGCCGCATCTACGGACCTGTTCACTACGTGGGTAGGTCTTTCCTGTGTAATCATGATCAATTATGTAATCATCCGGGAATCCCTGGCATCCGTACAGCTCCCGGGGCTCCAGCATCCGCAGTCCGATGTCTACGATCTGATAATCTACACCCTCAATAGTCACAAGTCCAAATCTATCTCTGGATGTCACTGTATCAAGAGGTTCCTCAATGTCCTGTCCGGTTCCCTGCCCATAGTATTTAATCAATGTGTGTGCTTGAAATTCACCGCTCGAAACGCCGCTGTTTGAGATATTCCGAGTTCTTTCCCTATCTTCGAAAACGACATTCCTTTGTCCCTCAACCTTTTTGCACTCTCCGAATATTTCTCTGGATAATTGCTGTAAGTTTTCAGACCTGTTTTTATCGCATGGGTAAGGTTCTGACTCCGTGTTACTACTTCCAGATTTTCCATCCTGTTGTCCTGTTTGTTCCCATTCTTGTGGTTGATATCCATTCCTTCTGGGATTGTCCCTACAAATATTTCCCACACTGCTCTGTGCGCAAGCATCAGATACTGTTTCCCATCCTTCCAGGCAACTACTCCCAGATACCCCGACTTCAAATTTACTTCCATTCTCCTTGGATCTACCGGAACTGTATCCGTTCCGTTGCACTGCTTGTTCGATATCTTCCAGAATTTCCCGTCTTTCCTTACTAGAATTATCCCTTGATCTATCTGTTCTTTTATTACATCTATTGCTTTCACAAACATCATACCTTTCTAGGAATGCTCTTACTTCTCCGAAGTGCCCACCGCCGGCATTTGCCGTCACAGTTCCAAGTGGTTCTCTTATATCCTGGCCTATTCCAGTTTTATAAAACTTGCTCAGAAACGATGTAACCAGTCCATACCGATTAGATCCATCCACGGTCATAATAGGCTTTTCTATGCTTTGACCTCTCAATCCGTCTTTCTCGTAAGAATGGTATTGAGTGAGTATCGGAGTAACCAAGAAGTTCTTATCTTTTGCTACAATGGTATGCAAAGGCTTCTCAATGCTGTATGCTCTCGGATTTTTTTGCCCTTTTGATTCTCCATACCCTATTTCGATGAGAAACGGATCTGCATTATCTACAACAAATTTCTTGATTCCACGTGCGATCCGTTCCATTGTCTTGGGTGCCAGTGGACGTACCGCCCGGATCCCGTACTTTTCCTTGATCTCTTCTGACGTATCGAAAATGCTCGGACATGGTAAAGAAAAATCAAGCTGTGTATATGCCCCAACATACGGTTTTAACAGTCCTGCTTTTACCTCTTCGCTGTCTGCTGGTGCGTGTGTCGGCTCTGGCCAGATGATCGACTTGCCGTCACACCGCGCAATCATAAAAAATCTCTTTCGCATGGTGGGCGCACCGTAATCAGCTGCAACCAATTCCTTAAACTGCACTTCATAACCCAAATCTGTAAGCTGCTGCACAAATTTTTCAAAGGTTTTACCCTGTTTTGCCTTAATCTGATGATGCCGTCTATTAAGCGGTCCCCATGTCTTAAACTCTTCCACGTTTTCCAACATGATTACCCTTGGTCGTACCAGTCCCGCCCACCTGCAGGCTACCCACGCAAGACCACGGATAAACTTGTCCTTCGGTTTGCCGCCCTTGGCTTTGCTAAAGTGTTTGCAATCCGGTGAGAACCAGGCAAGACCTACCGGATGCCCATTGCATGCTTTCACCGGATCTACCTGCCACACATCCTCACAGTAATGCTTTGTATTAGGGTGATTAGCCTTGTGCATCCGGATAGCTTCCGGATCATGGTTAATGGCAATGTCAACACTGTATCCGGTTGCCATCTCTATTCCAGTGGACGCACCTCCACCACCAGCAAAGTTGTCAACAATCAATTCTCCGTTAATCATGGCATCACCCCCGGCATAAAATCAGATAATCGCATTTGTGCCATTTCTGCATCTAATCTCTTTTTGGACAAATCATAATAATGCTTGTCCAGTTCAAATGCAACATATGGATGGTTGGTTCTGTAACAGGCTATCAAGCTGCTGGCACTGCCTACATGAGTGTCCAAGATAATTTCTCCGGGCTTTGCATAGCGGTTCAGAAGCCATTCATATAGTGCCACTGGTTTTTGTGTAGGATGAATACGGTTTTCTTTGTGTTTCATATTTTGCTGAAGCATTCCGTTCCACCTATATTTAATCTTCCTTACTGCAGTACTGAACGAAGTCCATGCAAGTTCACAATCAGCAAAATCAGTATTTCCATTATCTTTATCCCAAACAATCCAACAACTACTATCAAACGGCATTTTGCTTATAAAATGATTTGCCCCCCAAATAATCTGATTTTTTGACACTCTAAACAGTTCATCGAAATATTTTTCGTTTGGTGGATTTATATCCATTCCACTAAAACTCTTGTAATCCTTTGCTTTTGCCAGGCTACCTCTTGTATGGTTTTTATCCCCATTTTCTCCAATCCCATACGGTGGATCCACAATCGCAAGGTCAAAGTAACCATCCGGGAACTCTTTCATCCCATCCATGCAATCCATGTTGTAATATCCAAAATCCATTACGGCATCACCCCCGGAATATCCTCAAAACTAATCTGATTATCTCTTTCAAAGACAATCATCTCATTCTTTGCTCTCTGATAAAAATTACGGTCGATCTCAAATCCGAATGCACTTCTCCCGATCTCTGCGGCTGCTCTTAAGGTACTACCGCTGCCACAGCAAGGATCAATCACTACATCACCGGGATCTGTAAAAATCTCTATCAGTTTTTTCAGCACCGCTACTGGCTTCTGTGCCGGATGGATTTTCGGAATATCTTTTCCGTCTTTCTCCCACTTGAACCAGTTAAAAATCATTTTCCCAGTGCCACGGATCGTCTTTCCGTCCTCGTCAACCTTTGCACCGTTCCGGAACTTCGGCAGCTTGTCACGGTAGAACACAAGAGCATATTCAGTAGCACCAACCACACGCATATTTGCCTTAAGCACCTGCGGGCTGTAATTTTTTACAAATACCAGTGGTATGTAATGGATGAATCCATTTTTATAGGCGGCATCAATCAGAGTAGGCATCTGTTCAAAAGAGCAGAACACAATCATGCAAGGACTGTTGCTACTTCTTCCCCTGGTAACGCTATTCTTGTCTTCCTTTTTCAGCATCTTTGAGCAGAAATGGAAATACTCATACAGATTGAAGTTGAAATCAGAATTGAATGCCGCCTTACCTGCTAGCTTGCTTTCACCGTTCTTATTATCCCCGCCGTTGTACCACATAGGATTACTTCCGTAGAAATTCTTGCAGACATTATACGGGACATCGGCAATGATAAGCTGTGCCGGAGGTATGGCATATTTCTTATAGTTCTGCATTGAATCTCTGTAAATCTCACATTTTAATTTTTTCATTTTTTTCAAGGAGACCGCATATGCTTCACTCTGGCCAGAGTCTCGGCTCCTTTCTTGATTTTATCTAACTATTGTTTCACTCTGTTCCTTGTACATCTTGCCCGCCATCTGCACCAGATAGTGCTGTAGAGCCTGATCCACGCTGATCCGGTGCTTTACGCAATATCTGTCAACATAGCGTTTAAAGTCCTCGTTCTGCTCGTACAGGGCGGTGTAATCAATGGGTTCCATCTGCATCACACTCCTTCCGGCTTCTCGCACCGCTCAAATTCGATAACCCATACCCACGGATTAGCATCCCAACCGTAACGGTCAAGATCGGATTTCTTGATAGTGCTGTTCCAAATACCCATAAACTCCAACAAGGGCGGCTCAAGCCATCCAGTATTCATGCAATCCGTACATCCATAGGCTCCTAATCCGGCATGGTCACATCTGACACCTTCCGCACCTTCTTTCAAAGCGTCATTATCTGTCATATCTTTAAGCCGCTCCACCCTAACATCCGTAACCTTAAGCCAGATACGTGCGGCTTCTTTCGGCATGTGGATGGATGGTTTCCACTTTGTAACATCGGCAATGTCATCTCTTTGCCAATCTTCGTAGTAATAGTATCCGTTCGGCGCCTTTTTCCATGTTTCTCGGACATACAGGATATCGCCCGGCTCGCAAGGCAACTTAAAAAATTTCTCTCCATACCCATCTGCAAATGTACCTCTACACGATATGTACCCTTTAGGTGTAAAAGCGGTATATCCCCATACTGCATCATCAGGAATAAAGCCTTTTACAATTCTTCTCGTTGCATCTTTTCTCCCATCCAGAATCGCACGAACCATTTCTGTATTGAATAAAATCGGCTTAATTGCCATCTGTTCCACCTGCCTTTACAATCTCGATTGCTTTGTTTATGCACTCTTCTATGCATTTTTCATATGGAGTGTTTTTATAGTAGCACATCTCTTCATTTCCATAGTCCTCCAACTGCTCTACAATCTTGTTCTGGTCGTAGATCTTACTTTCTGTAAATGCCTTTTCCATCATCACTGCGGTTTCCAACTCAAAGTTACCGCAGCAGGTACCCATATCCGCAATACATCGTTGGAAGAAATCTACAAATCGGTCTGCGTTATAGTCCACTTCAAATGCCTCTGGAATATCAATCAGTATTTTCATCGTTCGCCCTCCTGTTCCATGCTTCAATCAGCTTTTCTTCATTGTAATCTTCTTTCAACATCATCATTCTTCCACAATTCATGCATTGTACGTAAAATTCGCATAAGATAGCACTTTTTTTCTTACATGATGGACACGGCTTAAGTTCTTCGCTCATTCTTCACACCCCTTTTCTTCCAACGCATTGTATAAGCGCAAGTATATTTCAAAATCATTCGGGTTCATTTTGTCCGAAAGAAAATCCAAAAAATCCTTATTTTTTAGGCATTCCTCCACCGTGCCTATCTTGCGGTACTTCTGTACCTCTTCCAGTGCCTTGATTGCCATCTCGTAACCTTGGATTTCGTTTTTTCTCTCGTAATTTTGTGTACACATTTTGGCTAAATCAATAGATGTCTCAAGTTCTTTGATTGCTTCATTCTCCGTCATGGCTACTCCTCGCTTTCTTTCTGTAACCATGTCAGCGTACAATCCTTACAATCATGGCTAAAATCGCATACCTTGTCACTTTTTAATAAATTCCGCAGGACACATAATAGCGCCATCGCCAGTTCTTCGTCCGTCATGCTCCTGATCCGGTCTGCGTTGATCATAGGTACGTAGTGCTCGCAGTCTCTTTCTATGTCCTCATGCGGACAGTCATTGATTTTCTCGCACCATGAGTACGCATCAAAACCATTATCCTTTGTTTCTAAATTCTTGCAATTATTACATTTCACCATCTTCCACCTACTTTTCTTGCAAAAATCTCTTTATGACATCAATATCTCTGTCCAGCACGCTTAAATGCTCTTTGTTCATTTTTTGATAGACAATCAAGGGGTTCTGTCTTCCTGCATTTTTCGCTCTTAATACTTCCCATATACCTTTCGGTTCTTCAATCGTCCATCCGGTTTTGATAAGCCATTTGCTAAAAGCATATAATTTGTTGCTATGTAATGTGTGTCTATTTGCCATCTTCTTACTCACTTTCCATGTACGGCTCCGGCAGTGGCATCCAGGCTGTGATTTCAATTTCATCATCAACAACATCAGGTTCATAATATCCGTATTCCTTGAGATAATCTTCACATACTGCCGAATACCAGTACCATTCCCCCTCGTAGCAGATACCAGTTGCTGTGAACGGTACATCTTTAATGCTTGCATAATAAGGATCCGGATTGTGGTTTACCCATGTAATATTGACAGGAACATAATCTTCCGGCAGTCTCTCGCTTACCGGAATCCATACCGGCTGATTCTGCAAGGCGGTGATTGCCATTTGTAATGCATCCTCACAGCAATGATCCACTCCTGTTTGTCCGTACAGAGGACATTCTTCACAAACCTCTGAGTACCGTTCACTCTGAGCCTTTAAGCAGTAAATAACTTCTTCTCTCTCCATCCTTGCTCCTTTCCGGAATCCTCGGCTTGCTCTCCACCATCACTGGATAGCTGCACTCATACGGCTTTGTGCGTCCGATTCTAATAGCATCAGCAACCGGGTGTGTATCCATGTATAGTAAGTCACCGTTCTGAAAGTTTCATGTTCCCTCTCTCATACAGCTACACTCCTTTTTCCGTATGTACTTGCGATTCTGTATACATTGCAAATTTCTCTGTAATATATTTCCTGTGCATGGATATGAGCATCCACACGGTCAAGTTCCGTCTCACACCACTTTGCAAATTCTTCTGTGGACAATGGTGTCTCCAAATTTTCAAATTTTTCTCTGTTGTCAATCACAAAACACACCATGTCAACCGGAATGTGGTTCAAATCCGCAAGAATCTGAATCTGTTTATCCTTGTCCTCTGCTTTTTCATAGTTCGCCAACAGTTCATATCCTGTCATCTGCATTTATATCACCTCTTATCAAGTTTGATTTCTTTGTCGTAACAACTCTTTTTCGGATTTCCCTCTACTGGGGAAACCATCTTTTTAGGGTCTGTAGTGTATGATCCGTTTAGTTTCACACCTATTTTGCTTTTTTCGTCCATATAGCATGACGGCTTGTAACGATCCGGTGGAATGTAGTTGTGAATGCGCCAGTGTTTTACAAGCATAACACCACTATCGAAAGATAAAAGGAATCTATTGTCTATCAAGGATTTCAAATCATCTTCTGAAGCACCACACATCCTTATGATTTTCCGGGGGTTATTCACGAATCCGTCATCGTCAGCGTTCATACAGATATGGAAATAAAGCATTTGAGCCGTAGCAGGAATATCCAAAAAAGCATCACTCTCAATTATTTTTGCGCTGAACATTCGTTTTTCTGCCATTTAGAACTCCTTACTCAAAAATAGGCTTCTCAATATAGATTCCGGTGTTTTCCACCAGTTCTCTCCACAAGTCCATAAAATCTTTTCCGTTGCACTTGTCTCCTGCTTTGTCCATGTGGTCAGAAAACTTATCCTTGAAATTCGTCAGCTTCTTCTTACTAAATCCATCTTCCATAAGAATTACCATTCCATATAGGATGTACCTTGTGGACAACTCATTGATAAGGTTGTTACATCTGACCTGTTCCCTGATGCATTTCTGCGCTACAACCGACTTGTAATGTGGATAATCAGCTTCGGTAAATTCCTTGTACTCAATCGTCCAGTCTGCAAAATCGTTAAGCCTACTCTGTAACTCCGTATAAGGCTCATTCTCGTACTTTTCGTTGTACTCGGTGAATTTACCGCAGAAGTCATAAAGCTTCGTCTGTGAGTACTTGTAGTCTTTCCACAAGGTATAGCAGAACAGTGTCAGTATTCCGGTAAATGGGCTTCTCTCCGCAGACTGCTTCAAAAGTTCTGTCTGCTGCATGATTTTCAAAATTTCCTGCGGATTGTCATATCGTTTTGGCATTTTATGTATCACCTCTTTTCAAGTTCTGGCTCTTTCCTTTTGCAATGAGTAGCACCGTATTCTGATTTTCCTACATATTCGTAGCAATCAACACATTTCCATCTACCACTTTGATACGGTTTGTGAGTACGTCCGTTGATTGAGTGCATTGTGTTTGGGTACTCATTCCAACAGCTACAATCGTAATTTTTTTCGCTCATGTAATCTTCTCAAATTGCTTTAACAGGCATTCCTTACAAAACTGTACACCGTCAAACTCGTAAAGTTCCTCTACCTCTTCCTTACAATCATCGCAATACAAATGTTTCACATTTATGTTCGGGCACCTATTGCCGAGACATGGATAAGCTTCAGTTGCACATCCGCAGCATTCACCTTCGTATTTCACCATTTTCTGAAAAACTCCTTTAATTTATTGCAGACTTGCTGAAATCTATACTTAAATAAGTACTTTTTAAAAGATTCAGTTCCATATTGATAGCATAGATACATAATTTGTTTTTGAGTAGAAAGAGATTCATAAAACTCCTTGTCAGTTTCTTCAACGTATTGTAAAAGTACTTCATAGTCTGTTTTATTCATTACTTTCACCGTCCTTTTCTCCATGCAAAAGTTCCATAAACTTCTGATACTGTTTCTGTGAAACTGAATTGTTCTGCTTCTCAGGCTTCAAACTGATGACCAAATGTTTATCTGCAATGTTCGATAGTTCCCTTGCAAGATTGATTCTGCCTTGTGCCAGTCCATCACGGTAACCTTTTCCCGGTCGGTACTCTGCGATCTGCTTCTTTCCATCACCTTGACCACCGGCTGTTTTGTTGCGAAGTTGGTAACCCTCGTCCGCATAACGCTTAATCCAGTACTGCTCCCACTTGTCCAGTTCTTCTACCGGATAATTTAGGAATCCGATTTTCCAACCGTATATATTTTCCACAGAATATAATCCGTGGCTTTTCATGGATAAATCAATGTGCTGGTATCCGTTAAGATGCCCTGCCAGTCTTTGTAGTAGGTGTACCGCCTGTCCCACATACGCAAAACGAAAACCATCCTCGTCTGTTCTTGTCAGAAAGTAAATTCCACTTCCATCGTCCACATGGGAATTGACCGCCAGTATTCTTTCACGATTCTTTCTCTCTATGGATTTTGCTTTTGCT